TATTAAAGATCGTTGGCGACACGGCCGCCGCCATCGCTAATATTTTTTCTGCCTTTGGTGGGGAAAACGGACAGCGAGTCACGGGAGACATCATAAGCATTTTCGCAAACGCGTTTATGGGGGCTCATAGGCTTGCAGCGCGATTTATCAGGGATGTTCTCGATGTGATCACTCGACCGATACGCGACAATCAGGAACAGATCAGAACGGTTTTGGACGGATTGCTCGGCACGTTTGCAGACCTGTTAGACGTATTCGACAGGATGAATAATCAGCTGTGGGACGGCCTTATAAAGACCTATGATGAGCATGTAAAACCTCTGATGGATTCTCTTGCAGAAGGTCTTTCATTGTTGCTTGGTCAATTCCTCGATGTCTGGCAGAATGTTTTTCAGCCGATACTGGACGGATTTGTCGATAAAATCAATAAGTTATACGAAACACATATAAAAGATTTTATCGAGCAATTTTGCGATACGCTGGGATCTTTCTTCGATATGCTGAAGGCTCTGTGGGAGAATATCCTGTATCCAATGCTCAGTTGGTTGATTTCAGAGGGGTTACCGAAAATCGCTCCTATTGTAGAGGGCTTGTTGGATGCTGTTATCTTTGTTCTTGAAGTAATAATCGATGGATTAAAAGATCTCTTAGCGATTCTTCAGGGAGTGCTCGACTTCCTGACAGGTGTCTTCTCAGGAGATTGGGACCTTGCGTGGAAGGGGCTTGAAGAAATCGCCAGCGGCGTAATGAACCTGATCAAGGATACGATCGGGCGAATTATCACAGCAATTTTTGAAAAAATTAAAGAAGTGCTCACTCAAATCGTCGATCATGTCAAAACGAAAATGTCCAATATCAAGGACGATGTTGTCAGCAATTGGAACAGCATGAAAGAGGATATTAAAAACACTCTCTCCTCAATAAAGGACGACGTGAAAAACAAGTTCGACAATATCAAAAGTTCGATCAGCACGACCATGTCAAATGTTAAGAGCGACGTCAGCTCAAATTGGTCAAGCATGAAGAATGATATAAACACCAGCATTTCGAACATAAAAAACGATGTAAGCAGTGGGTTCTCGAACATCAAAAGCACTATTGCTGAAAAATTATCTGGAATAATAACCGATGCTGGTAATAAGTGGGAGTCGATCAAGAGTACTTTCAGAGGGGCAATTGATTATCTGAAAGGGCTCTTTGACTTCAGCTGGAAACTGCCTGACATTAAGCTTCCTCCCTTCAATGTAGAGTGGAACGACATAGGTATGGGCGTATCATTACCGTCTATTGGTATTGACTGGTATGCAAAAGGAGGGTTCCCTGATATTGGGCAGCTCTTCGTTGCACGTGAATCTGGCCCGGAACTTGTCGGTACTATGGGCGGCAAAACAGCGGTCGCGAACAATGATCAGATAGTTTCCGGGATATCATCCGGAGTTTTTGAAGCAGTTTATGAGGCGATGCGTCGCATCATGTCTGAAACAAAAACGGATGGTGGAGACATGATCCTGATGGTCGATTCGGAAGAACTGGCACGCGCGACGAACCGTGGGAATTCGCGACTCAATCGCAGATTTAATCCGTCAATCAAATTCACATAAGGGAGGACGGTTATGGCAATGATTACAGTAGACGGCGTCAGCCTGCCGGATCCGTCAGGTTATACGTGGGGTCTACAGGATATCTCCGCTAGCGACGCGGGTCGAACAGAAGACACGATCATGCACAAAAATCGTGTCGGAATGAAACGAAAAATACACTTGGAATGGGCAAATAAAGATCCTGCAACTGTATCGACCATATTACAGGCGTTTGCACCAGAATATGTGTCCATCAATTATCCGGACTCTTTAACAGGCGGACAGAAAACGTTGACTTTTTATCGGGGAGATATTTCCGCAGCGGTCAGATCGTGGACATATAACTACAAACGATATGAGACGGTGTCTTTCGATTGTGTTGAAAGGTAAGTGGTGCTGTAACGATGAGAAATATTACAAGTGCCTTCCGCGCTTTGCTGGAAGCGGACGCGCGGGATTACATCCTGACCGCGAACATCACGCTGAAAAACAATACCAGTTTAACGCTGACGAACAGTAATCTCTGGTCTGGTGGCTTTTCTTTTGATGATTCCGTGTCCGAGGATGGAAACTTTGAGATCGGAGCGGCGATCATCAACAGCGCGAAATTGGTCATCAATAATATTGACGATACCTATACAGACTATAATTTTACAGACGCGTACGGCTATATCACAATCGCCCTGCAGACTGGAACAAGCACAATCGAGCCAATCCGAATCGGAACCTATACAGTTGATGAAACGGTATACAACGGATCCTTGATTACGCTGAAGCTGGTTGATTATATGGCGAAGTTTGACAAGCCATATAGCAGCAGTTTACAGTCGTATCCGGCGCAGCTCGCTGAAATCGTGTCGGAAGCCTGTCTGCGCTGCGGTGTTAGTCTCAGGACATCAACCTTCCCGAACAGCACTTACTGGGTACAGAGTCGTCCAAGTGACGGAGCGATAACTTTTCGTGAGGTTATATCATGGGCAGCGCAGATTGCCGGCGGATACGCGCGTTGTGCAGCAGATGGGCAGCTTGAAATCAAGAGGCTTCCGCTTTCAAATTTGACGACGGTCAATAATCGGATTACAGCCGGAACGTTGAATTTGGATAATTCTACAGCAACTTTGAATGCAGGTGCTCATTATATCAAGTCAACCTATTCACACAACTTCAGTGTGGATCCGATTGTAATTACCGGTATAGCCGTGTTACAAAAAACAGAAAACACGACGCAGTCCGGATCTGGTCAGGTGAAGTATTTTGCCGGAACGGAAGGATACGCAATCGGCATCGAAGACAACCAGCTGGTGCAGGAGGTCCCTGCAGCCAGCCGTGTTTCCGGAAGAACTTATACAAGTGGGCAGACTGTCGCAGACAGTTTGGCCACGTTTTTCGTTGGAGCAAAATTCTATGCAGGTACTTGTTCACACTTGTCTGATCCGTCAATAGAAGCCGGTGATATCGCCGTTGTTGTGGATCAAAAGGGGACTGCTTATCCGGTTCTGGTGAGTTCGGTGTCTTTCAAGGCTTTTGGTGCTCAAAATTTGCGATCCAGTGCCGAAGAACCGGCAAGACAGAGTGCAGTAAGGTTCAGTCAGGCCGCAAAGAGCTATCTGGAAACGCTGAAAATTGTTGAGAAAGAAAAAAGTGCGAGAGAACTTGCCCTGGAAGATCTTCAGCGAACATTGGGAGAAGGATCTGGATTATATACCACAGTTGAGACACAACAGGATAATAGTAAGATTTACTACATGCATAACAAGCCGCTTTTGTCGGAATCTGATATCGTGTGGAAAATGACATCCACGGCGTGGGGAGTATCGACAAGTGGAAACGTGGAAGAAAACTACACTTATGGCATGACTGTTGATGGAACCGCAATCCTGAATCAGATCTACTCTGTTGGCATCAATGCGGACTATATCACTTCTGGACGACTTTCTGCTGGACATATCAAGCTCTATGGCGATATGGAAGTATTTTCTGACCAGAATGATTCTACAGTGCGCGGTTACCTTGGTTATGGCGAGGGGAATGTGTATGGACCTGGTTATTCAAGTCAGAAAACCAGTGGCATGCATATGTTTGATAGCACAAGGACAAACGAAATAATTGTAACAACGTCTGGAGCGCGAATGTCTCATTATCATGATGAGTCCGTTCTCGATACCGGATTAAGATTTTCGAACTCTTTTTATGTGTCTGATGGAGGAGTGACTGCAGAAGCAGAGTATGGAGATGTTGCAGTTCGCGCTTCAGGTAACGTTAATGTGAATGCAGGTATGTCGGTAAGCATAGAAACAGGCTATTATCTTGTTGATAATTACAATTGGAGCTATTATCCTGTGGCCGTCAACGCACCTGTGAACATTGCCGAACAGGTTTCTGCCAGTGGCTATAAACTGAACAGCGGAGATGTTGGAGCAACATCCAATATTAGTTTTATCCCTATTGGATCGTTGAGAAGTGATGGTACTGTAGCGACTTATGGCGATCAATTAACCCTGCACTTTAAAAACGGATTGTATGTCGGATTTACACAATGACAGGAGGTAGCTTTGGATATCAACACTACATTAATAGATTTTGAACGTGCTATTTTTTTGCAGATTTCGGCACTTCGTCGGAAAGGGATTCCTCCGGTACTGATCGACAGTGCACTTTCCAGAGTATCCGCAAGTCTGCGATATGATATAACACTTTCTATGCAGGCGGAAATCAATCAGCTGACGGGGGAACTGAAAAAAGCATCCGAAAAGCCAGAGGAGGAAGTGACGGGTCGTACGGAAGGCGAACCGGCATTGCGCGCTGAAACAGGAGATGAATCATGACGATTACACATACATATGCTTTAGATGTTGTTCCTGGGAATCAACAGTCGACCTTTAAATTGAGCCAGTACGATGAGAATTTTACGATGGTTCTTGATCTTTATGCTCGGGAGGGTGAGCTTACACTGGATGACGGCACAACTGTAGAACTGCAGGGCACCAAACCGGACGGAACCGAATATACAAAAGCTGCTTCGTTGGCAGGAAATCGCGTTACCATTGAGGGTGATGGCAATTTGACGGATGTTTCCGGGACAGGGATTTTCGAACTGTGCATGACGCATAACAATAAAATTCTTCATACTGCAAATTTCAACATTTACATTGAACCATCACCGATGGAAAGAGGTGAGTGAAATTGATCAGACATCGCTACAGGATTGATATGATCCCGGAAGGCGGAAAAACCGTTGTCAAGTTGAATCAGTATGATGAGGATTTTCTGCTTGATCTTGAGCTTTATGCCCGAGAAGGTGAATTTGAGATCAGTTCCGGGACAACTGCCGAAATCCGTGGCACCAAGCCAGACGGGAACGGTTATTCCGCAAGCTGTACATTGGCAATAACGGAGGATGAAGAGCAGAATCCGATATACACCGTCACAGTGACAGGAGACCAGCAGATCACAGCTGTTGCTGGAGACGGAGAATATGAAATTATGCTCGTGAAAAACGAGAATGAGCTGAATACAGCGAATTTCATCATCCGGACAGAACGCGCGGCGCTTGATAAGGATACCGTAGCGTCAACCTCTGTCGTCCGGGAACTTGTCAACGTCATTGACAACGCAGAGGAGATTATCAATGCGGGACAGCAGTACGCGGACTCGCAGGCAGCCATGGAAACACTGGCGCAACAGGCTTCGTCAGCTGCAGGCGCTGCAGTTAACAGCGCGGACTCTGCAGCGGATATTCTACAACAGCTTAACACTGATTATGACTCAATGTCAGAAGAATTGACTGAAACGATCAGCGGAGCCATGGGCGACATTGAAGAGAAAAAACAGGCGATTGTATCTCTGGTCGTCTCCGCGAACAACACATCCACTGAAGCCTTGAACAAGGCCTCAAACCTTGAGAATGACGTGGCGGATCTGGCGACAGGCATGGCAAGTACCGAAAGATCGATTCAATCACTGGAAAACTCCAGACTTTCCCATCTGTCGAACCTGACGGTCATAAACGGCGCTCTTTATGGAATTAACGAAGAGGGCGATATTATCACCGACGCGATTGAAGGAATCAACGGCGGTGGCGGTGGCGGATCTTCCGCGACAAGCACTGTCACGATTACCAACACATCCGGATTCAATCAAAGAACGATTGCAGACGGTGATCAAATGCCACTGTCCATCAGCTGGTCATCCATAGAGAGCGAAATGCCGACCGGACCAGGAACGCTGGAAATCAAAGTTAACGGCATTGTGAAGGCTCTTCTAAATGTCGCACAAGGCGACGTAACAGTTGACGTGGCGGAATACCTTGTTGCGGGCTCCAATACTGTTCGTCTGACAGTAAAGGATATGCTTGAAAACAGTCGGTTTACGTCGTTTAACATCACTGTGGTTTCTATCTCGATCAGTTCCACATTTGACGCGACAACGCCATTTGAAGGACCGATATCCTTCTCATATACTCCGGTCGGAACCGTAGAGAAAACAGTGCGGTTTATTCTGGACGGGACACAGGTCGGAACAAATGTCACATCGGTATCAGGTCGGCAGATGTCTTACACAATCCCGCAGCAGACACACGGCGCTCATACCTTTGAGTGTTACTTTGACTGCATAATCAACGGTCAGATGGTGGAATCAAATCATCTGTACTACGAAATCATCTGTCTGGAACCGCTGAACACAACGCCGATTGTTACATCGTCATATAAGCGGACGACTGCCACGCAGTATACGACATTGAACATCGAATACCAGGTGTACGACCCATCACGTCTGGAGGCTCCGGTTTCGATCGCCGTAAACGGCTCCACAGTCGCCACACTGACGGTTGACCGAACGCAGCAGGTCTTCACGTACCGCGCAGATACACCGGGAAGTTTAGCTATCGTTTTCATCTCCGGATCCGCGACGAAGACGATTGACATGACGATCACGGAGTCAGATGTGGATGTGGAAGCAGAGACAGAAAATCTGGCCTTGTATCTCACCAGTGCCGGGCGGTCGAATCATGAAGCGAACCCGTGGACATGGAGTTATACTCCGGCATCCGGAAACGAGATTTCCGCTGTCATGACGGGATTCAATGGAGCGCAGAACGGATGGATGAACGACGACGACGGTATCACCGTGCTTCGTGTCATGGGGGGCGCGTCTGTTTCTATCCCTTTCCAGCCGTTTGCCAGTGATCCGCGACTGACCGGATTTACCATGGAAATTGAGCTTGCGACACATGACGTTATGGATTACGATGCTGTGATTCTGTCCTGCATGAACAGTAACAGGGGCATCCAGATTACGGCGCAGCAGGCGGTGTTCCGGTCTGAGAACTCGATGATTGATGTACAGTACAATGAGAATGACCATCTGCGAATCTCCATTGTTGTTGAAAAGAGAACCGAGACCCGCCTGATTCAGATCTATTTGAACGGGGAATTGTCCAGGACGGTGCAGTACGAGACCACGGAAGACTTTACACAGCCTTCTCCGGTAGGTATTACGATTGGTTCCGCATCCTGTGGTATTGATATATACAACCTGAGAGTGTACACGAACAACCTGACGCGGTATCAGATCAAAGATAACTGGATCGCGGACACACAGGATGTTACGCTGATGCTGCAGAGATATCAGCATAACAATGTCTACGATACCTACGGTAATATCGTGATCGCGAAACTGCCGTCAGATTTGCCGTATATGGTCATCGATGCGGACGAACTGCCGCAATACAAAGGTGACAAAAAGACGGTCACGGTACATTACATCGACCCGGTTTATGGTTCGCGCAGCTTCGAGGCTTATTTGGTACAGGCTGACGTACAAGGTACCTCTTCGCAGTATTACCCGGTCAAAAATATAAAACTGAAGTTCAAAAACGGCTTTGTTGTCAACGGAACGTCAGTAGAAGGATACGCGCTCAGGCCTGGAGAAATTGAGGTCAACGCCTTCACATTTAAAGCTGATGTGGCATCTTCCGAAGGCGCAAACAACGTCGAATTGGTGCGCTTGTATGAGATTCTTGCACGCGAACTTGGTATTCTCACACCACCGCAGGAGAACGACAGCGCAGTGCGTCAGGGCATCGACGGATTCCCGATTGTGATTTTCTGGCATAACACACAGATGGATACGGTAACCTTCGTTGGTAAATACAATTTCAACAACGACAAGGGGACTGAAAATCTGTTCGGATTCAGTGAAGGGGATGAATCATGGGAATTCAAAGACGATGAATCACCGCTTACAAAATTCAAAACAAATGTATTCGGCGAGAATTGGTACACTGAAGACGTGGAAGCCAGATACCCGGAAGAAAACAACAGCGACACTCACTTCAGGGCTCTTGTCAACTGGGTGTACAGCACATGGCAGGAGAATGCCACAGGCAACACGCTGACAGAATCCTATACAGACGTAGACGGCAATATCCATACCGTGGACAACGCCGCGTATCGTCTGGCAAAATTTAAAACCGAATTTGAAGATTATTTCGATCTTCCTGATGCGACGCTGTACTATCTGTTTACGCTACATTTCCTGATGGCGAACAGCAGACAGAAAAACATGTTCCCGACCTACTGGGCGTCAACGGGCAAATGGATGTTCCTGCCATATGACTTTGATACCGGTCTCGGTACGGATAACCGTGGCACGCTGACGTTTGATTACAATCTGGAAGATACGGACAGCATCTCTGGAAGAACCGTTTTCGACGGTCAGGACGTTGTGCTGTGGGTCAATTTCCGTCAGGCCTTCTGGAGTGAAGTACAGTCTATGTATCAGCAGCTCAGAAGTTCCGGGAAATTCTCATACGAGTTTACGGAAGCAATGTTTGAAGAGCATCAGAGCAAATGGCCGGTGGCCATCTTCAATGAAGACGCTTTCTATAAATACATCAATCCGTTGCTGACAGAGGGGAACACGGCTTATCTGGAGATGGCGCAGGGCAGTAAGACGCTGCAAAGACGCTTCTGGCTGTCAAATCGTTTTGACTACATGGATTCCCTGATGGTCTCCGGAAACGCCAGGAACAACTATATCCAGCTTCGACCGATTTATACCGTGACAGAACAGGAAAGAGCCGCGGGGGCGGTGGATCTCCATATTACGCCATACGCTCATATCTACGTAACGGTAGACTTTGATTCCCGTCGCAGACAGATCAGAGCGACAAGGGAAACACAGGTCACGATCGAGAATCCGGCAGCGTCTACGAGTTTCGGAAACGTCATTGCGATCTACTCCGCGGACAAGTTGGCAGACGTCGGGGATTTGTCTCCTCTGCAGCTGTCTCTGGCTGATTTTTCGGCGGCGACGAGACTACAGAGGATCAAGGTCGGGGATGCCTCTGCATCCTATGAAAACACGCATCTGCAGACTCTGTCTGTCGGCACAAACCGTCTTCTGAAGATTATCGACGCGCGGAACTGCTCGGCGCTGGGAACCGGCACGATGAGTACTCTTGACGCGTCAGGGTGCACGAATGTCGAAGAAATATATCTGGAGGGCACTGCGCTGACCGGGGCAACGGTTCCAAATGGTGGCGTGCTGAATACACTGCACCTTCCGGATACCACAACATCCCTGATCGTCCGCAATCAGCCGCACCTGTCGGATCTGTCTGTACCGGACTATTCCAACATCACAACGCTGTGGCTTGAAAATGTCGGTTCGGTGGTTGACAGTCTGACCATCCTGTCGGATATTTCTACAGGTGCCCGTGTCCGTCTGATTGGCATCGCGTGGGAATGCGCAGACGCGGCGGAAATCATCAGCACATTGGAGTTACTCGACACAATGAGAGGACTCGACGAGACTGGCCTGAATGTCGATATCGCACAGGTTTCCGGAACGATCCACACAACGAGCCTGTCGGCGGAAGAAAACGCGCAAATTGCGACAGCGAAAGCGAATTATCCGTATATCACCGTAACTGCGGACTACAGTTCCAGCACTCTGACTTATAAGAACTACGACGGCAGCAGCACGATCAAGACGGTTACCTGTCTCAACGGCGTACCGCAAAGCGCGGCACCGTCGATTCCATCCAGAACGTCAACGGCGCAATATAGTTATACTGCGGCCGGATGGAACACTGGGCAGGATCAGACCACAGCGGAATACCCGTCTTCGGGCCCGACAGCTGGTATTACAACAAACCTGACGCTTTACGCGGCCTATACGGCAACTGTACGGACCTATACAGTCACATGGAAGAACAGTGACGGGACGACCTTGGAAACAGATACGAACGTGCCATATGGATCAACTCCTCACTATGATGGCAGTACGCCGCAGAATCCGACTTCAGGCGGCGGAGCCTTCCAGGGGTGGACTCCTGCGATCAGCTCTGTGAGCGGAAATATTACATACACAGCATCGTATATTGTGACCTATACGGTTTACTTCTATAACGGGTCGACACTGCTGCAGACAGTGCAGAATGTCGCAGAGGGAGGAAGTGCAACGTATACAGGTGCGACACCAACAAAAACCGATGTGGAAAACCCTGAAGATTATGACTTCACTGGGTGGTCGCCGGCGCCAACAAATATAAGAGCAAATACTTCCTGCTATGCTCAGTTTAGTTTCAGCGGAGTCGAGGAAACGATAACAGACACCTGGGAACAGATTATTGCAGCCGTTAACAACGGAACATATAAAAACAGGTATCAGGTTGGAGATACAAAGAAGATTTCGCTTGGATCTGAAGGCGCAGTGGCCATGCAGATTGTCGCGTTCGATACGGATGATCTCGCAGATGGAAACGGAAAGGCTCCAATTACATTTATTTCAAAACAGATTTTAAAGACGGATCACAGAATGAATCCATCACGTTCTGGATCGTCAGGAGCGTATGACGAAGGGACCGAAACTATCGGCGGCTGGGAAAAGTGTGAAATGCGCTCTTATTTAAAAGAGACGATTAAACCGCTTATTCCGTCAACAGTTAGCTCGGCGATTAAAGAAGTTACAAAGTATAGCAGGATCTATAACCCTGCAGGAAATGCGGTTGATAATGTAGCGTCAACAGAGGACGTCTGGATTCCATCCAGAAAGGAAATGAATTTCGATACATCTTATGAATCAAATTGTCCTGTATATGATTCTGCTTTTCCAGATAATGCATCCAGAATCAAGATGAAGACCGGCGCGACAAGCGCTGCGTGGTGGTGGCTGCGGTCCGCTGGCAGCAGTTATACCTTCTATGACGTCTATAGAGACGGGAGTAACGATGGCAACGGTGCGAACGTCTCAGGGGGCGTCGTGCTCGGCTTCTGTTTATAATCCAGAATCTTACAATCCAGCGGGCTCGTCCCGCTGGATTCCCGGGCATACCAGTGCTAAACCCTTAGCCGCGTAAGCGGCCGAAAATTTATGGACTTTTCAAAGTGATTCCGATACAATCTATGCAGATTGGAGGAAAGATGATGTCTGTTATCAAAAGCAAACGAGGCGAATCCGAGATGGAATTCATCTATACGGCAAGACAATTGGAAATACACACGATTAGAAAATGTGTTCATTTTCCGAAGCGATATACCTTTTTTATATCGCAGCCGTTAGCGAATTCAGCGACAAGGATCCACCAGTATGTCAAGAAAGCAAATAGCGTCTATCCAACAAATCAGCATGAAGCTCAGATACGAAGGGACTTCCTGATCCGGGCGAACGCGGAATTGCAAAGTATGGTCTCTGAAATCGAAGTGGCGTATGAACTCTTTGGGATGGATCTGAAAGAAATGAGGTTCTGGATGGACATGGTCGAGAGGGAGATCCGCCTTGTAAAAGCGGTCATGAAGAAAGACAGAGAAAGATATAAAAATCTGCCGTAGAAATATGGGTTGTGTTCTATACGTGATAGTGTCGCTGCGTGGTGGTGGCTGCGGTCCGCTAACAACAATAATAACTTCAATAACGTCAATAGCGACGGGAGTAACAATAACAACAATGCGAACAACTCAGGGGGCGTCGTGCTCGGCTCCTCTCACGCCAGACAGAGTATCCGGAAGGTGAAATCAGTGCGGTCAGGAGAGAAGGAGAAAACAACCCTCGCGGAAACGCGTAAATATCTATTTTGATGCGTCTGGGCGGACGCTGCTTGCATGGCGGTGGTTGCTGGTGATCTGCCGTTACATGCCCATTGACGCTATGCAGTTATATGTAACCAGTCGAAAGCTGTACGAAATAATCAAAATCATGACAAGCGAAGAAAGAAAAGAACGAAGATATCAGAGACGAAAAGCAGAACGCCTGCAGAAAAAGAAACAGAAATACGATTCCTGCGATGATTTCGATCAGGTATTCTCATACGAACACCTATACAGATCATACAGGAAATGCCGCCGTAATGTGGCATGGAAGGCGTCAACTCAGAAGTACATTACACAGGCTCCGTTGATTGTGAAACAGACGTATGACAAGCTGCAGGCTGGAAAGTTCAGATCAGGCGGTTTTTACGAGTTCGATCTGAATGAGCGAGGGAAGGTCAGGCACATAAAGAGCGTCGACATGAAGGAGAGGGTTGTACAGCGATGCCTGTGCGATCATGCACTGGTTCCTGTATTGTCCAGGACATTCGTTTATGACAACGGAGCTTCTTTAGCCGGGAAGGGATATCATTTTTCTATCCGCAGGATCCGTCGGCATCTGCAATGGCATTATCGACATCATGGTAATGAGGGATACATCCTCCTGTTTGACTTTTCGAAATTCTTCGACAATGTGGACCATACCGTCATCAAGGAGATTCTGAGGCGGGAATTCACAGATCGAAGGATCATCGCCCTAACAGAACATTTTATTGATTGTTTTGGCGATCGAGGCCTTGGACTTGGATCACAAATCAGTCAGACTTTCGCCCTGGCATCCGCAAATCGTATGGATCACTATATTAAAGAAGTGTTGCATATTCGCGGCTACGGAAGGTATATGGACGATGGATATTTAATCCATGAAAGCAAGGAATATCTGCAGACATGCCTTCAGAAGATCAGAACAATTTGCGATGAGCTTGGAATTGTTCTCAATGAGAAAAAGACACAGATTGTAAAACTCAGCCATGGATTTACATGGCTGAAATGTCGTTTCTATCTGACTGATACAGGAAGGGTGGTCCAGAAGATTTATAAGAAATCCGTCGTCAGGCAGCGCAGGAAGTTGAAAGCACTCCGCAGACTGTTCGATCTGGGAAAACTGTCACTGGAAGATGTTTATACATCGTTTCAGAGCTGGCGGGCATATGCGCTGCACTTCGATGCATGGCATACGATAAACAATATGACGGCGTTGTATGACAAATTGTCCTCCGACTCCTGTATTTTACAGGGGGGGGGGAATTCTAACCAATTATATAGATAAGTTGCAAATAGCATCTTCCAGTTGGAAGGTGCTTTTTTCGTAGTTGGAAAGGAGAACTACTATGAGCTTACAGTTGATACTCAAGGACAAAACGGCGATTGACATCGTAGAATCAGGACTGTCAGGACACATCGTCATGCAGTGCGCCGATCAGGAGGAGTTTAATGATATCTGGCTGCAGATCGATTCTGAGGCAGTCAGAGAATACACGATCGAGAAAGATGGGACTGTAGTCCAGTCTGTCAACAATGCGACGCTGACAGGGACGCAGACAGTAACAAATCCGGACGGGACACTCACATGCCATTTTTACCTTAAAGGCGACATTGTATCGGAGAGCGAAGAATACGCCATTGCCGGCAGGATCCTGATGGGAGAGGAGGAATAATTGTGTCTGATCTTATTGAAAGAGCGCGTATGTATCGTGCGAAAATCGAAGAAAATGCAGCGGTGATGGATGATGAATCTGCAGTAGATTTTCCTGCACTGTTTCCGATGTGGAATCCTGACGGAGTGACTTATGAAACGGGTGACCGCGTCCGTTATGGTGAGACGCTGTACAAGGTCCTGCAGGAGCATACATCACAGGAATCATGGACTCCGGATGATGCTCCGTCATTATTCGCAGAGATCCTGCCGGGACAGGGTGGCACGGATATTGGAGAGTGGACGCAGCCGGACAGCACAAACCCATATATGACAGGTGACAGGGTTATTTTCAACGGAAAGATCTACGAATCCACCATTGATAATAACGTGTGGTCTCCAGCCGCTTATCCTGCCGGATGGCGGGAGGTAGAGCAGTGAGTTGGTCGATGGTGTGGGCCGTCCTGGCCGCCGCTGGTATCCCGTCTGCGGTGGTTGGATTACTCATAGGCCTCCTGAACAAGAAAATCGATCATAGGGAAAAAGCCAACGAAGAAAGAGAAGAGGCACGCATGAAAAACCAGATGATGATCATCAAATTGACCATGGCCTCCTTGTCGCTCGGTGAGGCGACAGCAGAGGCCGTGCAAAGGATCCCTGATGCACATTGCAATGGGGATATGGATGCGGCGCTCGACCATGCCAAAAAGATAAAAGCGGAATACCGTGATTTTGAGCATGAACAGACCGTGAAGGCCGTGAACGGGAAATAGGAGGGAAACTATGATAGAGCGTTTAACAGTCAAGCCGGACACGATCATTCGGACAGTGGTCCTGATTGTAGCACTGATTAACCAGATTCTTACAAGCACCGGACATACGATCATTCCTGTGTCAGATGAGCAGATCACGGAGCTGATTACCCTCTGCGTGACGATCGCTTCCAGCGTGTGGGCATGGTGGAAGAATAACTCTTTCACACAGGCGGCGCTTAGAGCAGACGTACAGATGATGATTGAAAAGGAGCTGGAGGAATGACTAAAACAATCATAGATGTATCATCCCATAATGGAGTTGTCGATTGGGCAAAAGTAAAAACAGATGGGGTTATGATCCGTCTCGGATATAGAGGATACGGACAGGGGACGCTGACGACAGATCCGCAGTTTTACAATAATGTAAATGGCTGCATAAAACACGGCGTTCCTTTCGGTGTCTATTTTTTCTCTACCGCGATCAACGAGGCAGAAGGAAAAACGGAAGCTGATTATGTGCTGGCAAAGGTTAAAGGATATAAGTTAACTCTGCCGATCTTTATAGATTCGGAATACTCGAATGCCAAAAAGACTGGCCGGTCTGACTGGTTGAGCAGATCAGCAAGGACATCCGCCGTCAGGGCTTTCTGTGAGCGTATTAAGGACGCTGGGTATCCAGTTGGTGTTTACGCGTCTGAGAGCTGGTTTAAAACGGAACTGGACGTATCGTCGCTCCCTTATATGATATGGTGCGCGAAATACTCCTCAAAAGCGCCGACATATCCGGATCGGATCGATGCATGGCAGTATACGTCTACGGGATCCATGGCGGGGATCTCCGGTAACGTGGATCACTCTCACTGGTACACGGATTTTTCTGTATCCGAAAACCCTGTCGGTGTAGCAGCGTCTGCAGAGGCCGTGAAAAAGGATGTCGTCCCGGTCGGCTATCTGCAAACAGATGCCAGGTGGAAAAATAACAAATATGCGGCGAAAGGGGAGAGCTCCACGATCGGCACTGCCGGATGCGGACCGACCTGCGCGGCCATGGTCATTGCATCTCTGGCCGATCCGACGGTAACACCGGCTACGACTGCAAAATGGTCCATGAATCACGGTTATAAAGCATACCATCAGGGGACCTATTATAGCTACTTTGCTCCTCAGATGTTTTTCTACAATATCCAGTGCACACAAATGAATTATAATAGCATCTATCATGGAGCAGGATCGGCAAAATCCATTAATTCAAATGCCCTGGAATCTGTAAAAGCTGGAAACTGGATTATTGCCTGCATGGGCATAGGCGATTGGACGAGCTCCGGACACTTTGTGCTTTGGTACGGGATTGATGGCGGAAACGTCCTGATCAGAGATCCGAACAGCACAAAAAGCAGCAGATTAAAGGCGCCGATCGCAACCTTCCAGAATCAGGTTAAGTACTACTTTGAAATTAAAGTCCCTGCAGCGACGGCGGAAAAAATACAGAAGGCAGAGGAGGATGACATGACGAAAGAAGAAATTTTCAAGCTCATGGATGAGTGGTTTGAACAGAGAGGACACAAAGAGCCGGCAAAGAGCCTTATCTCTTATCTGGACTGGGCCTATGAGAAAGGGATCATGACGGGTGGCGCTTATGAGCGCCCGGCAACCAGGACAGAAGTCTGCATTGTGCTCAAGCGTTTATACGATTTAATTCAGGAGGAAAAATAATGGATAGCGTAGCAATGAATCTGGTACGAAACTACATCTTGGAACACTTGGACAAATCAGATCCGGTTCCTGAATTCGAGGTTTTCACGGTCTGGAAGGCGAAGATCTTGCAGAACTGGAAATACCTGCTTTCATCCACTCTTTCTGATGGCATGTATTACGAGGCCACCTATAACGGCGACAAGAGAGAATGGTACTTGGACGCATATAAGAAATTCGAGAATCGGTGCTATCCTGAAAACACGGAAGTCACTGCTTAAAAAGCCGTTCGAATTGCGTTTGTAAAATACGCTTTAACGCCCTGCCGGATTGCTTATCTCCGGCAGGGCCTTTTGCTATTTTAATGTATCCGGATATCAGTCCAAGGAATGCTTTTCTGTTTAAGAGTCCCGTGATATCTTAATCTACTATTCGTTTTACTCCATTTTTTTCGTGTTATAATATATACAAAGAAAAGGAGGTAAAAATGAAAAAAATTGTTTTGCTATTGATGATTTCCGCCCTTTCGATCGCCATTTGTGCGTGTGGAAATGCAAGTAATGATGTTGCTACCGATACGGACGACAATACAACTGTTGAGCAGTCGGTCGACGAGCAGGAAGAATCCGGGAAGATCGATCAGGATCCTGAACCTGCTCAGGAAGAACAGACCGCAGAGGAAGAAGCTGTCGTGAAAGATTTTGATGGGTCCGGATATTCTGATACTGGCACAGGTATTTTTTCTGTAAAGACTCCTGCCGGATCTTCTGCTGACGGAATTGTCCCAGTTGTATTCGCGGATCCTAGCGGAATGGTCCAGATAGGTGCTGTCGGGGAAGGAATGGATGGCGCTAACCTGACGCACATCTATATTGACGGAATGGAGACGCAGACATCACAGATTGGATATAGGACCGATCTTACTCTGATGTTGCAAGGTGAATCGCTTACTGCAGGCGTCCACACCGTTGAAGCTGTTCAGTTTGAAGGAAATGATCCTGCTGCGCCAGTAACAATGTATAAATCTGCACAGTACGAAGTGCAGCCGAAATAATCTTATAATGACTTCTTTGTGGAGCTGGTTTTCACCGGCTCCTTTTCTCATTCAACACCCGTTGCAACACCGTCGTCTGTGACCATTGAAATTCCAACAAACAGTTACGTGCTATGAAAGCGGATTATGCATGATTGACTTATCCACATTCAACAGTGGATAACTGTTGAAATATCAACAACGACGGATTCTTTTTCTGTCATATCCGCGCTATTCTGACTCTGCATTTTTCTGCATATTTCCGCATTTGTCTGCAACACCTTGCGCAACACCCGGCAATGTTGCAGCAATACCGACAATGTCATCCTGCTGGAGGTTGGTATAAACATTGGCTGTCATCTGGACTGATGCATGACCCATTAATCTCTGCGCGATCCGGATATCGACGCCATGTCTGGCCAGTTCCGTGCAAAACTCATGCCGGAGATTATAAGGAGATATATCCGGCGCAAGCCGAAGCGGCGGGATCGGGATCCCGTCCACAGACTTACAGCCCATGGCAATGTTTATTTCTCTCAGCATCATGTCCCATGCCTGCCTTTGAGTCCCTTTTTTCTGCGCGTCGCCCCTGGCATTGGTCCCGATCGGCTCCTCTGCTGGCGTATCTTTTATCTTTTCCCAGAGTTTTTCAGGTACCGGCACATACCGATCTGACTTTTCTGTTTTGGTCCCGCGGATGTGTAGCAGAGGGACACCGTCACGGACGGACAGGTCGTATCCTCTGCAGGTCCGCGCCTCTTTCGGCCGGCATCCGCAAAACAACATCAGGGCAAAACCGTAATAGCGTCTACTGGACAGTGTAACATCTTCAAATACGGCCCTCTCCGCTGCTGTGAGGGCTCTTTTATGGTTTGTATATCCAGATGGTAGCGTGAGATTTTCGGCCGGGTTTTTCCGGATCAGATTGTTGTCTACGGCCCTGGCAAATAAAAACTTCATCTGGTTGTTGACTCGGATGATATGTTTCTTACTGTAACCCTCTGCATGATTTAAGCACTGCTGGCAGTGGATCGGCCGTATGGACTGCAGACGCATGTCTCCGATGTGCGTCAAGATAGATGACCTGGTGACATCTTCCATTGCCCTCCTGGTATCTTCAGTGATGCCGGTCTTATAGGTGTCGTAGCAGATCCGCGTCCACTCCTTCAGGGTCATTTGCGGAGACAGGAGTTTGCCGCCTTCGCGGATCTCCTGTTTTTTCCTTGCCATTTTTTCGTATAGCTCTTCCAGCGTGTCAGCCCGGACTACGTACCTGTGGCCATCCACGGTAAAGTATTTCTGATGTTTATATTTTTTCACTTCGACCTCCTTTTGCCCTCAGATTATGATCCTTTCGGCTTATAATATGAGTACAGACATCTTTTCATTGTCGCTCCTCGTGCAGGAGCGTGGATTGAAATAAATGGATCTCCTTGAAAAATGATATGTCTGGAAACAGGGAGCGCTTTCGCGCCATCAGCGCTCCCAGCACACTTCCATTGCGGAGTAGAGTAGAAGCTAACTCGCAAGGCCCATAACCTTGAGATCAATGGTGCAAGTCCATTCTCCGCATCCAGTCAGATTTATAGGCGGCGCGACTTGATATCAATACTTAGGTCGATGCTATATCCTGTGTTTTTCTGTTTTCCTAACGCCGCCTGAAAATCACAGACACCCCAATGAAATCGGGAGGCGTCAGTTCTTTTCCAGGAGCGCCTCCCCTGACCTTTCGTGTACTTAAAGCATTATAATTTTTTCCTTTCTTAACAGATATCACTGCTGGAGACTCGCGCTTTTATGGCGCGAGTTTTCATTTGTCCAAAGATAATGATCGTTTCTTGTTATACTATATGTGACGCGGGTTAATCTCACTTCTTTTTACCTGCAAGTTTTTCGGCGTGAGATTTACGGTGTCACTACTATCTGCTGAGATCCGCCCTTATGGCGACGGGGGCGGATCGCTAAATCACGCAAGTAAGACCTAATCATATAACCTTTTCAAGAGATCATCCTTTCTGGCAACGCTCCCGGTTTCGGGGGCGTTGTTCTTTTACGCTTATGAACCATTTTGTTGACTTCAACAAAATGGTCGTCAACTCTGTAGTTAAGATGTCCATAAAAAATAGGGCCGTGCCAATGAAGGCACAGCCCTTGCAAAAGTGAATAAACACTTTTTCCGTGTGCCTATATATTACTGTAATAAACCCCACAAATCAAACTGTTTTATTTGTCGTTCGTGCTGTTTAGCTCGGTAGGAATGTCTTTAAAAAGATCATCGTTAATATCATGGTTCAGGGATTTTTCCAGCAATTAGTGGAGGTGTAACAAGAGGATGTAAACCATATGAAGATGTAATTTGAGAAATAAGCAATGAAGTTCTACTTACTAAATTATTTAACACGAAGTCTCCATTGTTGGTAAATTCATCTGCAATATTTATTTCATCCCAATTTATCTCTCCTTGTTTTTCTGGATTAAAAGTCAGTGTTGCTCCAAAAACTACAATTATTTCAAATATACTCTTTGGATCAAATTGAATTTCTCTTTTTATAGAAATATTCAATAAATTGTTATCAATTTCGGCCTTTACCGTATCCATAACATTTAAACTATATGTCATGCTTGGGTTGGCTTCATCTAGCTTGTTGTAAGTAATGTTTTCTAAATAGAAATCATGATCCGGCAAAAAATAACTCTGCAAATTTTCAATCATCTTGTGCCTCCATATAATTAGTGTTCGAGATCCGCGGTTGGAATGGAACAACATTATTCTTATTAATTGCTTGTTTTATTTCGTGAGACGAAAATGCTGAAGGAGACATTTTCATAATGTAAGTAGACCCCACATGATCTTTGTTCAAAAAAGTATCAACTGCTTTTTCGACCGCCGCATTAAGACTAATATTATTTCTTAAAGCGTATAATGCAAGATCTTTGTGTAACTCAGGCTTTATGCGAACATTAAAACTTCCTTTATATTCTTTATCTGGTTCTTTTCCTGCTTCCTCACAGAATATTAAATAATCATCAACAGCATCGTGAAATTCCTGCTCAATTTCTGTTGTACTTTCGCTTTCAAAGGTAATCAAATCATTTATTCCTTCAATTTTTCCTCTGATGCAAAGATCCTCACTGTCAAATTCAATTTTAGCGTGATAGCCCTTGTATTCCAGCATGTTACTCATTATAATTCTCCGATCTCAATTAAAAACTCTAATAATTGCTTGACGGCACCTGGCTTCATAGTGTCTTCAGGATGTGGTTTATGAAGCAATATGAGTTTCTCGTCTTCTTCTCTATAAAACTTCACTCGGGAACCGGAAGTTTTTCCCTTGGCGAATTCCTGAAAACCCATGTGCTTTAATAAAGATTTGGCCTCAGAATACGTATAATCTTTAGGCTTGGAGAGTATTCGTTTTTTTGCCTTTTCGAATGTACTCATGAATGACAACTCCTGCAACTATAGAATAGTTGCATTACTGTTTTAGATAATCATATCTGCTGTAGCGTATATAGTCAAAATGTAAATTCTGGTAATTGACCATTTTGTTGATCTCAACAAAATGGTCAGGGCTTTCATTATATTAATACTGCGATTTTGTGTATCATTTTTCCTCCTGACAAAAAAAGCTCTCGGGTTCGCACATTCCCTGATAGTGGGAGTGGTACTGCCGAGAGCATTATTAGCAAGTATTTAAGTGTACTCTTATAATATACCCTATGGCAGTCAAAGTCATAATTATATTGTTATTAATTTATAATGTCGTCCTGACCTCAACCACCTTCCCAAGGATCCGGACGGGGAGGGCGTCTACATCGCCTTGTAAATACCGACACATTCACCGATAATAAAAACGTCCTGCTCCAGTACGATCTGAGGATGATATTCAGTGTTACATGGTTGAAGTAATACCTTGTTGTCCATCCAATATACTTTTTTCAAAGAAGCAAGGTTTTCGCCTTTGATAACGACGCCATAGATTCGACCGTCCTTATAGTCGTTCGATTTCTTTATAAAAACCTTATCTCCATCATCTATTCCTACATCTATCATGGAGTCTCCTCGGACTTCCAGACAGAAATCTGCGCGGATGGATTTATCAAGAATAAAATATCCGTCGTAAGATTCTTCTGAAAAAATGCCATCCCCACAACAGATTTCTCCAAGAATTGGAACGGCATAGGCATCTGGAGTGCTCAGATTTGTGATATTTGATAAATCTGTTATCTTCATTGGAGCATCAAAACCCATAACCCACGCTGGATTCAGATCGAAAGCCTCCGCTATTTGTCCAGCACGAATATTAGATGGAAAGTTAGTTCCATTTACATACTGTGAGACTGACGACTTTCCTATGCCAACTACATCAGCGAATTCTTGTTGACTGCCACTGCATATCGTATCTATTAAATACTGGATTCTCTCACGAGACTTTTTTTCGAATTTATTAGGTTCTCTTTTCATTATTACGTCCTCCATCGTTATTATAATTACGCGTTGAACTATTTTCAATGAAAAGTTTAAAAAATTTGAACTTTGTGTTGACATTACAAGTTCAAAAGTTTAAACTTATAGTACATCGAAAGAGAATTGAAGGAGGTGATAAGCTTTGAAACCAATGTACACATACTCAAAATTGAGAGGTCGGATTGTTGAAAAGTTCGGCACTCAGGATCGGTTTGCAGAACGTGTTGGAATATCTACTACCAGCATGTCCAACAAGTTGACCTGCAAAACAGGATTGTCGCAGGATGATATTATTCATTGGTGTGGTATTCTGGATATTCCTGTGGCCGATATAGGTCCTTATTTTTTCACCTAAAAGTTCAAATGTTTGAACATATTAAACGAGGAGATGAGACAGTGAACGAAATCAAAATATTCAACAATCCGGAATTCGGAGACATCAGGATGATCACGATTGAAGACGAGCCGTGGTTTGTAGGTAAGGACGTGGCGGCGATTCTTGGATATAAAGATACTTCTGACGCGATGAAGAGACATGTTGATGAAGAGGATAAGCTGGGTCGGCGTTTCACCGACTCAGGTCAGAACCGGGAGATGTATGTCATCAACGAATCCGGCCTGTACAGTCTGATCCTGTCCAGCAAGCTGCCGACAGCGAAAAAATTTAAACGCTGGGTCACATCGGAAGTTCTCCCGGCAATCCGGAAGAACGGCATGTACATGACGGATCAGAAAGCGTATGACCTGTTGCACAACTCAGGAAGCCTTGCAGATATGCTGCAGCAGGCAGCGGAACAGCTGAGACAGAAGGACATCGAAATCAGAAGGATGAAGCCGAAAGAGCTTTTTGCTGATGCGGTCGCAACGTCAGATTCATCGATCCTGGTCGGAGAGCTGGCGAAGCTGCTGAAGCAGAACGGCGTTGAGATTGGACAGAACCGTCTTTTTCAGTGGATGCGTGAGAACGGATACCTGATTAAGTCCGGATCATCCAAAAACATGCCGACCCAGAAGGCAATGGAGGCGGAGCTCTTTGAGATTAAGGAGCGGACCATCAACAACCCGGACGGAACGGTCAGGATCACGAAGACGCCGAAAGTCACCGGCAAAGGACAGCAGTATTTCATCAATAAGCTGCTCGGGATGCAGGAGGCAGGCTGAGAAAGAAGGGAACAATGAACAACATTAAGCTAACGCTGGAAACTATATGCGGTGGAGCTGTCCAGGAACGTGTTGACAGAGCCCTGGAAAAATGTGCACGCAACATACTTGATCCGAATACAGATCAGAAGAAGAAGAGGACCATCACACTGAAGATTACTTTGGATCCCAACGAGGATGATCCGGAGGATGTTGAAGTAACGGCTGAGGTTACAACGAAGTTGGCGCCTGAGACAGGGGTAACGACAAGACTGTTTGTGAACAAAGATCTGATGGGAGATCGTGTGACAGTTACAGAACATCGCAAGGGGGAAATTCGTGGGCAACTGAATTTCTCGGATCTGGGACTTTCTGAAGATATTGCGAATATAGACGTAGAAACCGGCGAAATGCAGGAAGCGTCAGATAATACAACGCAGGTCCTTGATCTTCGTCAACACAAAGAAGGGAGACATTAATTATGATCGCAAAAGCTATTGATAAGATTCTCGAATTGAAAAATCCGGAGATCATTGAAGTAGAAGGGGAATGCTATAGCACATTAGGCAGATTGACGCGTATCAGCAAAGACCTCCGGGCAAAACCAATTCATCTGTCTACTTTGGAAGGACTGGTTGAATATATCAACACTATTGGACAGATGGAAATGGGAGATTTTACATACATGATAAATGTAATAAGCCCTGAAAGAGTTGAGTTGGTAAGTGCCTTAGATCTGGACAGAGAGCGGGAGACACTTGCAGTAGTGGAATCAGATGTTCCGCTTGTTCCGTTTGGAAAATTTATTGATTCAGAGAGGATGGTTATCACATTGCAGTCGATGTTCGCTGATGACGAAGAAAGTGATAAAGAACTTCTGCTTAAATTTGCAGGAACTGTCACGGCAGGAACTGTCACTGATTACGGTGACGATGGAGTTACACAAAAAGCGACTATCAAACATGGAGTCATAACCAAAGCAGAAGCGATCGTACCATCATCCGTTAAATTACGCCCATACCGGACATTTCACGAGATTGAACAGCCAATGTCTACATTCATTTTCAGGATGAAGGAAGGAGATGCAAATACGGTAGACGCAGCATTGTTCGAAGCAGACGGAGGGGCGTGGAAGGCGGATGCCGTTCATAAGATCGGAAAGTATTTCAGAGATATGTTTGAAGGCAATATTGCGGTCCTGTCTTAATTGCTAAAGGAGAAAAAAGAATGGAGTTAACAGACAGACAGAACGAGATAATCATGGAAATCTTACAGAACTATCTCTCAGAGGATCTGGCAGAAACGATCATGGGAGACATTCGCATGGAGCTTGAGAATGAAGAGGAGTAAGAAGGCACCAATCACCTTCTTGATCTGATGAAAAAGTGAGGAGATCCAAATGACAGATAAGCAGAAAGTAGCCAATGAGTTGCAGAAGTATAACGGAAGAGCCGGTGTGATCACGAAATCACAGATCGCGCGGTTTCTTGGAATCAAACAGGCAGGGCCAAGAGTCAACAGACTTGTTGCGGATCTGGACGCCTACGATGGACGTTATTACTTGGTCCAGGATGTCGCAGAGGCGTTCGTGAGAAGGAGAAATGTATGAAGAAAATGATTGAGTTGGAAGACGCACTTAAAGCGATAACGAATAATCTGGACAGAATCAATCATACCCCGCAGGGAGCAATGTACGGAGTAGCAAAAAAATGGCTGCAGGATGTCAAGGTTGAGGAGATTGAAGATGAGAAGATGTAAAAGCTGTGGAGCTGACATCATCTGGATCAAGACGGAAAAGAGAGCCTCAATGCCGTGTGATCCGGAGCAGGTTTTATACAAGCAGAAAAAAGGTGGAACTGCCACCATTGTAACACCGAATGGCGAAGTGGTGAAATGCGAATTGAATGTAGATCCTGAGGATGCTACTGGGATTGGATATATCCCGCACTGGGCGACATGTTCGGAAGCGGATCGGCACAGAAAGAAATAGGAGGATTATGATGAAGGTTTTAACTAAGAAAGAGTCTGTTCGTATCGGGGTAGCGCTCCTTCATATGCAGGATGTGATCGACAGAAATGCATTGACGCGTCAGGTTTACGACGAACTGTTGTCTTGCATCCGGGATATTGCAAGAGCTGCTGGAAAGGATACCGAATTTCGGTATGCGCTCGGAGTGACGAACCGGATCTACGGAAAATGACCGGGGTCATGATGAAGGCCGGGTACATGCTGCTTTATAGAGGCAGGCAGCACATTGACCCGGATGAGGTAAGGCCGGAGATTCGACAGGCCTATTGTGCGAAATGCGGACGGCTTTGGAATATAAGCCGGAAGCAGCGTTTCCGCACGTACTTTTGCCCAGCGTGCACGTACCGCCGTAACAAGAGGGAGGATGGATAATGAAAAAAGAGTTTAAACCAGTGCACGAAGCAGCCTGCGTAAGGTGCAATGGACATATCGATTATGACCAGTACTGGAAAGACAGGTGCACGTTTGTTGAAAATCTTGGCATGCTGCTGGCGCAAACTGACGATGACGTTGAATCTTGCGAGTTGATCAGAGGCGATAACGATGAAGAGCATGTTCTTGTCAGATATATCGGCGGCGGAACGAGGAAAGTCAACGTGAGAATGGACAGTTATGCCGGGATCATCAGAGACGTGGCAGCAAGGTTCCAGTAAAAAAACGCCCTCGGATGGAGGCCGAGAGCGCAATCATTTAAAGGAGATTCGTGATTTCTACGAATCCACCAAAAGAGTATCACATAGGAGGCCACATGACAAACATAATTCGAATATCCGATGGACCATATTTTACACAAAAGGTTGACGTTATCGGCATGGATGACGGGCTTGATCTTCATACGCTGCAGGATCTGATCGGTGCGGAATACATAGAGGTTGTCAGTCCGCTCTTTCTTCAAACACTTTATGATCCATCGGCTTGTCTGATCATTGATGACGCTGGACTGATCAAGGGAAGACAGATAAACCAGCTCTGCGGACATCTGTATGGAGCGGACATCTGCGGCCCTGCTCTGATCGTCAAGAGAGACGAAGAGGATCTTGTTGGACTTGATAACGCAGAGGAGTTTAAAGAGAAACTGGAAAAGGCGCTGGGAAAAGGCGCTGGGGAGGCAGAGATGAAACGAGAAGAAGAAATCGACAAGTTGATGAGAAGCCTTGGATGCGAAAGCCTGAGTGACGACGGAAAGAACAAAGAACGCGAGGAGAAAACGCCAGAGGTCAGACACGTCAACAAAGAAGACGTTTTGAATGATATGGCACTTATTTTGGCAACTACTTCCTCAATTTATTTGACTGGTCAACTGATTCTCGAAACGGAAAAATCAGAAAAGTTCCAGCAGATAGGAGAGAACTTGTCGGAAGGAATGGTTGTTGTCGGACAGATTATAGCTGATATTGCAGAAAAGCTCTTTGGTGAGCGTGTACGGGCCGAAGTGATAAAAAGAGGCAAAGATTTATCAGCCAAACTTAATGACATAGCTGAGAAGGAGTGGCCGGCTGAGAAAGAGGAGGTCAAGGCGAATGATCTTAACTGACACCAAAACATTGACTCATGAAGAGTGGTTGTCCTGGAGACAGAAAGGGATCGGCGGATCTGACGCCGGTGCTGTGTGCGGGTTGAATCCGTACAGATCAGCCGTAGATGTATGGGCCGATAAAACAAGCAAGTCGCCGATCGAGATTCCGGACAACGAGGCTATGAGAGTAGGGCGGGATCTTGAAGATTATGTAGCAAAAAGATTCACGGAGATGACCGGGAAAAATGTCCGCAGAAGGAACGCAATGTTCCAGGATCCAGAATATCCGTTCATGCTTGCCAATGTCGACCGTGTTGTGATCGGCGAAAATGCACTCCTTGAGTGCAAGACGGCGAACGCTTACGGGGCCGACAAATGGACGGCAGAAAGAATACCAGAATCGTATGAATTACAATGCCATCACTATATGGCTGTTACCGGTACGAAAAAGGTGTACATTGCCTGTCTGATCATGGGAATCGACTTTGTTGTGAGAGAGATCGAAAGAGACGAATCGCTGATTGATGACCTGCGGAGGATCGAAAGCGATTTCTGGCACAAATATGTAGAGACCAGGGAGATGCCACCTCCTGACGGGTCGGATGCAGCAGGAGAAGCGATCCTGAATATGTATCCTTCGTCTGCAGCCGACACATCGGTCGATCTGATCGGCTTTAAAGACAGATTGTCCAGATATGACGAAATTGACGCTCTTATCGGCTCTCTCGAAAGAGAACAGGCAGAGATTAAGCAACAGATCCAATTGGAGATGAAAGACGCTGAGACGGCCTATATCGGTGATAGAAAGGTCACATGGAAGAGCACGAAACCGCGGAAGACAATTGACAGTAAAAAGCTTCAGGAAGAGATGCCGGAAATCTATAAAAGCTTCCTGAAGGAAGGGAAACCGTCAAGACGGTTCACAGTATCGAAGAAACGGGAGGATTAAATGAGTGAAGTAAAGAATAAACTGGCTGAAAAAGCAAACACCAGCGTACAGAGAAAGGAGCCGAAATCAATCAAGGGATGGATCCTTGCGATGAGGCCACAGATCGAGAAGGCGCTTCCGAGTGTGATTACTACAGACAGGTTCAGCAGGATGGCGCTTACTGCGATTCAGATTAATCCACAACTTGGAGATTGCACTCCCGAGAGTTTTTGCGGAGCGATGCTGCAGGCGGCCCAGCTCGGCCTGGAACCGAACACGCCGCTTGGTCAGGCATATCTGATCCCGTACAAGAACAATAAAAAGAACGTAACAGAAGCCCAGTTCCAGCTCGGCTATAAAGGAATGATCGCACTCGCTCACAGGTCTGGAGAATTCCGGAACATCGAAGCGCACACGGTCTTTGAAGGTGACGACTTTGAGTTTGAGTACGGCCTGGACCCGAAATTGCATCATAAGCCAGCGCTTTCAAACCGCGGAGAACCGATAGCCTACTATGCTGTTTACCGCCTTGTAAATGGAGGCTTCGGCTTTTGGGTTATGAGTCATGAAGATGTAGTCAAACACCGTAATAAGTATTCAAAAGCTGGCAGCTATTCGCCATGGGCCTCTGCCTTTGACGAGATGGCAAAGAAAACAGTGCTTAAGAAGGTGCTTAAATATGCGCCGATATCCGTCGAGTTCCAGAAGGGTATTGCTGCAGATAATACCATCAAGACAGAGATTTCAGAGAACATGGTCGACATGCCAGCACAGGAAATCGAGGTTGAAATTGTCGACGAAGAAACGGGTGAAATCAATGAATGAGGTTGTACTGATCGGGAGACTTACCAGGGATCCGGAAATCAGGTATACACAGTCTCAGATGGCAATTTGTAACTTCACGCTGGCCGTTGACAGGCCATATTCCAAGAGTCGTCAAGACAATGCGCCGACAGCGGATTTTATCCGGATAACAGTTTTTGACCGGCAGGCTGAAAACTGCAATCAGTACCTTGCAAAAGGCAGTCAAGCTGCAGTACAAGGACGGATTCAAACAGGATCTTACAAGGACAAAAACGGCAATACGGTCTATACGACGGATGTTGTCGCTGGCCGCGTGGAGTTCCTTGGAAGCAAGAACGGTGGTAACGGTAACGCGCAGCAGAACCAACAGCAGGAGCAGACGCCTCAGTATCAGGCGCCTCGGTATCAGCCTCCAGCAGCGCCGCAAGAGCGTCAGCAGAGGTTTGACGATATCGACGATGAGATACCGGATGGGTTTGAAACGATCGATGAGGACGACGTTCCTTTTTAGGAGTGGACAAGATATGGCAGAACGAAGAATGTTTTCAAAATCAGTGATAAGGACTGACAAATTCATCGATATGCCTCTGTCTGCACAGGCTCTATACCTCCACCTTAGCATGGAAGCCGATGACGATGGCTTTATCACATCGGCGAAAATGGTACAGAGATCGATCGGAGCATCTGAGGATGACATGAAGCTCTTGATAGTAAAGGGCTTCATCATCCCGTTTGAAAGCGGGGTTGTAGTAATCGCCCACTGGAAGAAAAGCAACTACATTCAGAAGGATCGTTATAAGCCCACAACCATGATACAAGAACGGGCTATGATTGCCCTTGAAAACGATGTATACAGACTGGATACAGACTGTATACAAGGTGTATCCAACCTGGATACAACCTGTATCCAAAATGGATCCGTAGGTAAGGATAGGATAGGTAAGGTAAGGTTAGGTAAGGATAGGGTAGTAGCTACTACTAAGCGCGATGTATCCGGAATGGATACAACCTGTGTCCAAAATGGATCCAATATGGATACAGACTGTATACAAGGTGTATCCACAGATAATGGTAATCCTGACGGCCTTGCCGATAAGGCTACGGCGGCTGTCTTCAGCACCTTTGAAGAGTGTGGATTTGCGATCAATCAACACGCCTCCAGCAGACTGATAGGCTTGATCAATGACTACTCAGCAAAATGGGTTACGGAAGCTATAAAGAGGGCGGCTGACAGGGGACGCAAAAACCTCGGGTACGTCGAGGGAATCCTGTCTTCGTGGAAACAGAAAGGAGCAATGGACGATGGCAGAAGAGATGACACAGGATCTTCTGTTCGCCCGAAAAGCGGCGCTTACAAAGACATTGGAGGATTATCGGTCTAGTCACGATATCAGCATTAAGTACTGGACCGAGACAGATGAAAATGGGAATCCTGTCGAAAAGATGGATGCTTCTATGTGGGATCAGTTTAATGATATTCGAACGAGAATCGCGATTCTGGATGCAGAGGCAGAATTCAGTTTGCGGAGGATGGAAAAGATAAACCGCGTCACACGAATGCAGACTTTTGATAATTATTCGATTCAATCTTCCTGGCAGGGTGCCATCTTCGACATTGCGAGACGGTACGCGGATGATCCGTCCGGATGGTTTTACATTGGCGGTCAGACGGGGTGCGGTAAAACGCACCTCTGCATGGCCATCTGCAGACAGCTTGGAGACAAAGGAGAGCGGATCCGAGTCAGCACCTGGAAAGAAGACTCCAGGATCCTACGTGACATGTCGAGAGAAAACGGACCGAAAAGAGATAATTTGCTTTTTAACTTGAAAGAAGCAGCGACGCTGTGCATTGATGATTTTCTTCGAGGCCGTCCGACTGAGGCTGAAAGGAATATTTGTTTTGAAATAATCGATCATCGATACAGAACGGGAAAGCGGACCATCATATCAAGCGAATACACGCTGCAGAGATTGACAGAAGTCTTTGACGAAGCGATCGGCGGTCGCATTGCGGAAATGTGCGGAAAGAACGTCGTCACGATTGGCGGTGACAGCAAGAAAAACTTCAGAACGTCAGGAGGGAATAGTGGGAATCTTTAAAGATACCGTCGAAATGATGGTGTTTGTGACAATGGCGGACATCGATGATAGATGGACGAAAGAGATGTCTGAGCAGGAGAAACGGCGCTACTACAAAGAAATTATCAGAAAACTGCAGAAGCGGCTCCCGAAGGAAGAAAAGGAAGATGTCTGATGGGAAAAGGTATGAGGGCCGGCAGGATCCCGAAGGCCGATAAGGACATGAGAAAACTGGAGCGTGCTGTTAATTTGTACGCTCAACAGGTCGAAAAGAGGATCGTCAAAAATGCAAAAGATAGCATCGCAGACGACATTGTCGAGGAGCTTACATATCGACACAACATCGATATGATCGCTGTGATGCTGGCCTTACGTGACGAGTTCGGATTTGGGCGGTCCAGGTTAATTCGGACGATGAAGAAAACCATGGATCATTCGGAGAGGATGTTGGAGGATCACGCAGATGTGGATGACATGCTTGAAATTCTGAAAGTGGAAACCGGGCTCACAGAGGGTGAATTGATCTGGGATGTGGAGGTGGAAAAACCGTGAATTTTGATGAAATGCGTGAAGCGGGAATCTCCTGCAATGATTGTTGGCTTGCAATGTGTAACTGCAAAGATTTGAGCATTGCCTGTGAAGATGAAACGGGACTTTGCGACTGGTTTGAAGAGATACCGGAGGATGAATAATGGAAAATGGAGAATTCAAGGTCGGACAGAGATACACGGGATCCTCTGCGTTTATGGAAGCGATTAAAGAGTTAGTAAACGTGCGCAGTTGTATAGCGAGCCATTTCATGTTGGCGGAAGAGTGTGGTGAGCTGACGCAGGCCGTGTCGAAAATGGTGCGCCATATCGATGAGACGAAAGACGATCGCCGCAATAAGAAAGACAACGCCTTCAAGTACATCGAACTGGCAGATCACATCCTTGAGGAATCAGCAGACGTGATTATCTGCATTTGCACCTTATTGGAAATCTATGGATTCAGCGCAGACGATATGGATGTGGCGATTACGCGGAAGATGTTGAGGAACCTGGCGAGGATCGGATGAAAGGGAGAAGTGTTATGGGATTAAGAGCAACAAACTACACCAAAATTAATTCAGCATATCTGAAAGCGGAGTTGACAAGAAAAGGTATATCAATGATTCAGGCATCACTCAGATGCGGATACTCAAAAGGATACCTGAAAGAGTGCTGTAAGAGAGGATCTGTTCCTCCAGCGGTAATTAAGCTTTTGCAGTATGAGTACAACATAGATCCGGCATTGTATATCTATGATGGCGAAAGCGAGTCGGAAGAAGAGAAAGAATACTTGGATTACGGGAAGCTATATCAGGTGGTTTATGATGCTGTATACACAGCAATGAAAAGAGCATTGATTGATGAGTAAATTAACGGGTTGCGCTGGAGAATGAGTGGAGGTATTAGGGTGACTAATTATGAGAAGTACAAAGATAAACTTTCTCGTATTCTTTCCGAGAATATTAGATTTTTCGAAGGAGAACCATGCTGCTGTTCAGAATTGATGTGTCCTGATTATTATCAAAATGGTTTAGATGAAAGTATGTGTGATCTTGCGAGAAAGGATTGTACATAAGCAGCTCTTGAATGGTTGAATCAGGAGGTTGAGGGGTGAATAAACCAAAACCATGCCCATTCTGTAATGGCGAAGCAGAAGTAGTAAGAGTTACACAGGGATATACTTTAAACCCCATAACAATTACAAACGCATTTGTTGTTCGCTGTAAAGAATGCAAAATGTCTACAAAATCTTTTGAGTCCGAAATCTGGCAGGGTTCAAACGGTATTGTTGTTATAGAAAAGAACGGTGCTGTTGATGCGATAGATTTTTGGAACAGGAGGGCGAGCGATGATAGCAATCAAAGATTTTAAAATGCCGGACAACTGCTTAAAATGCCCGATGCAGTTCGGAGGATGGTGCTATGTAAGTCCACCTGATGTTGACGAAAGAGTAGCTCCAACTGTAGATGACGCAAGGGAACAGGAAAAGCCGGAGTGGTGTCCGCTGGTAGAAGTCCCAGACGTTAATATCGGGAAGTGTTCGGAAATTCCGAACGCTTCAACTGACTGCATAAGAAGACAGGATGTAATTGATAAATTTACGTCAATAGTACCGTATGCAATAGACGATGAATATACACACGGATACATGGACGGGCTTAGAGATGGTTATGATGTAATTTTGGAGTTGCCATCTGTACAGCCAGAACAGCGATACACCGAGGAAGAGCTAAGGGTATTCCAACACGGTATATCACTTAGCCTGTTGTCAAAACGGTCATCTCAGTATTGGCAGTATGATGAGGACATGGCTACAGAGATTAAGTTCCTTGAACGGCTTTATGAGAAGGTCGGTGCAGATATGAGAACAAAAAAAGCGGATTATGAAAGAGCCGTAGAACAGTTGGAACATGACATGTTATACGAGCCTACGTTTAACCAAGATGACGGAAGCATGTGAGAGGTGAGCAGGATGAGACGAAGACTGATTGATGCTGACGAGCTAATTGAATTTATAGAAAATCGGTACGAAATCACATGGGATAGTAGCACTTATGAAGGTGGCATCAAAGATGCCTGTGTCGACTTCCTTGAAAAAATTAAAGAGATGATTGCCCAAGAAGGAGAGCAGGAAGACTGGATTCCTTTCACTTATAGGACTCCGACGGAAGAAGAAAAAGAAGATTACCCTGATTGGGATTATGTTCTTGACTGTAAGTTACCAGAAGACGGTCAGCGGATTCTTGTGACCTTCGAACACAAAGAACACAAATCAGTTCAGATGGATGAATTTTATTATGATAGCGAAGGTTGTTATCTCGATAGTGGCTACGATGTTGGGACAGAAGTTACAGCGCGGATGCCTTTGCCAGAGCCGTGGAAGGGAGAGCAGGATGAACAGCAGGACTAAGGGCAAGAACGGCGAACTGGAGCTGGCAAGGATCCTCCGCTGCCACGGATTTGATGCACGACGAGGGCAGCAGTATTGCGGTGTGAGTGGCGAGGCTGACGTGATCGGGATTCCCGGTGTTCACATCGAGGTCAAGCGAGTCGAAAAGCTAAACCTCGAAAAAGCCATGGAGCAGAGCCGGTCGGACGCGCGGCAGGGAGAAATCCCGATTGTGACACACAGAAAGAACAGACAGCCTTGGTTGGTGACGATGGATCTGGAGGACTTTTTAGAGCTGTATGATCAGGCGACGCCGTAAAAAAAGGGGGGAAGGAGATATGAGCGAAAAACTGTTAAATACAGATGAAGTGGCGGAACTGGTCGGGAAGAAGAAAAACACGGTGACCAAGTGGATCGAAAAAGGATGGCTGAATGCAGAGAAAAAAAGAGACGGACGCTGGTATGTCACCGCCAAAGAATTAGAGAATGCTCAAAAGGTATTAGCTGAAAAACACGTAGGGAGACCTAAAAAGGGTAGCTGTGCGCCGACACAAGACGAAATTCTCAAAGGGGATCCGTGGTTAATGCTAGTAAAAGCGATCATCCAGGATACGGTGACGAGATATAGGGAATGCCTTGTAAAGGGAAATGCGCCGTATGCTCATGAGGCTTACATCCGCAGCAAGGATTTTTCAATGATTACAGGAGGGCTTGTCGACCCGGAGGAACTGATCCGGAGGATGAGAGCCAGGTATGCACAGTGATCAGGAGGATAAAGTGATTGTAAGACGCGAGACGAAAATCCGGTACTGGAAAGAATTGAAACAGCCTGACGGAACTATGACTGATTTCTATAGATGTGATCGTTGCGGAAAGGTCGGAAGATTGAGTTTGTTCGCCGGCATGGATTACTGTCCGAAATGTGGCAGGATGATCCTTGATACAATTTCAACAGATAGGGAAGCAGAGGTGACGGAATGAAGGGTAGGCTGTTCACACGCGCGTTTGTTAAAGTCAGATATGATGACCGCTTGAAATCTTATACGGATCGTATCACGATCCCGGACGATGAGCGCGTTGTGATAAACACTATGGACATGGAGTTACCCTGTAACTGCTCTAACTGCGGCAAGGAGGTCAAGTATGGCGATACATGGTCTTCGACAGAGTGGTTTGAAGAGTCTGGTATTTGGGCGCTCCCTGTCTGCAGAGACTGCCACGAAAGCGAGATGAGGAAAGCTCTCAATGACCATTAAGCAATTAAAGCAGCTGCTGAGGTCGGTGAGGAGCAACAGGATAGAACTCCGCGAACTGGAAGAAAAACGCGAAGCGATCTTGGCAAGAGCAGAAAAGACCACTCAGACTCTGACCGGAATGCCGTCTGGACGGCATGATGCCGGCGACAAGATCGGCGGGTATGTGTCTGAGATGTCTGAGCTCTCTGCATTACTGGACAAGCGGATCAGTGAACTGACACGGCAAGAGTGTTGGATTATCCAACAGATAAACAAGCTGGATAGCGGCCTGCATCGTTCCGTCCTGTTGATCTACTATATCACAGGCCCGATCGGGTGCACATGGGATCACGTGGCTAAACAGATCAACTATAGTGTTGATTGGACTCTAAGGATTCATGGAAGAGCTCTACAAGAATTGTTGTCTGTGATCGATGGGGAAGGAAGACAACAGTAAAAAACAGTATAGTCCGTGCTATCATGATATCGGATAAGTGAGTCGATATCGATTCGAGTATGTCCACCTCCGAACGGTAATTGATTGTAACTTGAGAGAATCCCCAGCTTTGAGCCGGGGATTCTCTTTTATAGTTTTTACGTCAGAAAGCAAAAAACGGACATGAAAAAAACGTTAGAAGTAATTGAATTATCAAGCCTTGTGCCTTATGGGAATAATCCACGAATAAATGATCACGCGGTGGGTGATGTAATCGAGAGCATTAAACAATGCGAAAATCTTGATCCTATTGAGATTGACGAAAACAATGTCATTCTTGCCGGTCATACTAGATTAAAGGCCTTGGTAGAGTTGGGTTATAAAGAAACCGAGGTAATTCGATATACAGGGCTGACAGAAGAACAGAAAAGGAAATACAGAATCTTATCCAACAAAACGGGAGAAAAAGCACAATGGGATCTTTCAAAGTTGGAAGAAGAACTGAATAATCTGGATTTCGACGATTATGATTTCGGATTCGATGATTTTGGTGAATCTGAAGAAGATGTCGAAATAATTGAGGATGAGATACCAGAAGAGGCAACGGAGAGCAGAGCGAATAATGGAGACATGTTCCAGCTCGGCCCTCACAGGTTGATTTGCGGAGATAGTACAGATCCGGATGTCGTTAAGCGACTCATGGACGGAAATAATGCTGATTTGTTGATCACTGATCCGCCGTACAATGTGAACTATAGCGGGGTGGCCGGGACAATCGAAAACGACAACATGGAAGACCATGCCTTCAGAGAGTTTCTCACAAAAGCTTTCTCGGCTGCAGACAGCGTCATGAGAGATGGCGCTTGTTTTTATATATGGCATGCGGACAGTGAGGGATACAATTTCCGTGGTGCATGTAGGGACATCGGATGGAAAATCAGAGAATGTCTGATTTGGGTAAAAAACAGTTTGGTCCTCGGTAGGCAGGATTACCAGTGGCGACACGAGCCGTGTCTCTATGGCTGGAGGGATGGAGCGCCACACACCTGGACAAGCGACAGGAAACAGACAACTGTTATTAACTATGAAAGACCAAGAAAGTCGGAACTACATCCAACAATGAAGCCTGTTGGTCTGTTTGCATATCAAATCAAGAATAATACTCACAAAGGTGATAGAGTATTGGATATTTTTGGCGGAAGCGGGACAACTATTATGGCTTGTCAGCAACTTGATAGAAAAGCATATGTAGTTGAATTAGATGAAAAATACTGTGATGTTATTCTAGAAAGATGGGAAACTGCCACAGGAGAAAAGGCAGTTAAGATTGACGAATAATACACATAAAATTTTATAGTAATGGGTGTTTAAAACAAAAGTAAAATCAAAACAAGCGTCAAAAGCAGGTAGAAAAGGGAAATATGCGCAATGGATTGAAAACGACGGCTTGAAAAGAATTGAAAGCTGGGCGCGAGATGGATTATCAACAGAGCAAATTGCCCATAATATTGGAATTGCTACAACGACGCTGAGAGATTGGATAGGAAAATTTGACTTAATATCGGAGGCTATAAAAAGAGGCAAGGCACCGGTAGATTTCGAAGTTGAAAATGCGCTGTATAAGTCAGCTGTTGGTTATACAGTAAAAGTAAAGAAGGCGATCAAGGTTAAAACCAAGAAGCAGCTTAAAGATAAAGGCATGATCGAAGAAGAACATGTTGAATTGGTGGATGAAGAACAATACGTCGAACCAAAGACGGCTGCTCAGATATTTTGGCTGAAGAATCGCAAGCCGAATGAATGGCAGGATAGACGACAGATTGATGCAGATGTTAGAAGTGTTCCCGTTCAAATTATTGATGATATCCATATAGAAATTTCGGATGAATAAAACCTACCCTTGTTTCTTCGTGGAGGTGAACCGGATGGCAAGAAAAGGAAAATATCACGAGTGGCTGACTCCGGAAGGCCTCATTAAGCTTGAAGGTTGGGCACGAGATGGCCTGTCGGATGAGCAGATCGCTCATAATATTGGGATTACCAAAACGACATTGTACGATTGGAAAAAAAGGTATCCTGATTTTTCTGCGGCCTTAAAAAGGGGAAAAGAGGTCGTTGATCGTGAGGTTGAGAATGCGCTGTATAAACGCGCAGTCGGTTTCGAGTACGAAGAGATAGTATACGAACGTATATCGGATACAGGAGAAGCGAAGCGGCACGACGGAGTCCAGGAACTGACTCAGAAAGAGTGGGAGATGTGTCAGGCGTACTTTGATTATCGTTGCTGTTATTGCGGAAGCACTGGCGAGATTACGAAAGACCATCTAAAACCACTGAAAATGGGCGGAAAGATGAATATAGTAAATATAGTTCCGGCTTGTCGATCTTGTAATAGTTCAAAAAAAGATCGTCAATGGCAAGAGTGGTACACAAAATCCTCTAATTTTAATCAGGCTCGATATGAAAAGATCGTTAAATATACTCCTTTTGCCTCAAAAATGGTGGATCTATTGAAGTCTGATGTAGACGGAGAATTGGTCGTCACAAAAAAGACACGTAAATTTGTAGTTCCTGATACTACAGCACAAATATTCTGGCTTAAGAACAGAAAACCGGAAGATTGGAGAGATAAACGTCAGATCGACGCGGACGTGAAAGCTTTACCGGTGCAGATCATAGATGATATTCCGCGAGGGGGCACGGAAGGCGGCGACGACGAGTGAGCACTGTCCGATTGACAGATATCATTGCGTCACAGTTTTACTCTGTGCACATGGATATAAAAAAAGGTCTCCATACACATTACAAGTTGTACGGTGGGCGTGGTTCAACGAAATCGTCTTTTATCAGTCTTGAGATCGTTTACGGTATGATGTTGGATCCGGCAGCGAATGCGGCTGTTTTCAGGAGGATTGGTAATACGCTGCGGGAGTCAGTGTATGAACAATTGTTGTGGGCGATCGATGCGCTTGGTGTTTCTCATCTGTGGAAGGCAAATGTGGCGCCTTTACAACTGACTTACAATCCGACTGGCCAGAGGATCATTTTTCGTGGATGCGATGACCCTAAGAAAAGTAAGTCGATTAAACTCCGGAATGGTTATTTCAAATTCATCTGGTACGAAGAACGAGCAGAATTTGAAAGTGATGAAGACGAGCGATCCATTAACCAGTCGCTGATGCGTGGCGGACCAAAATTTGTTGTGTTCTATTCCTGGAATCCTCCGAAGAGCCTGGACTCCTGGGTGAATCAGGATGTGTTGATATCACGAGAGGACACCCTCTGCAATCACAGTACTTATCTGACCGTTCCTCCGGATTGGCTGGGTGATCAGTTCTACGTCGAGGCAGAGGAGCTGAAGGCCAGAAAACCAATGGCCTATCGTCACGAATACCTTGGAGAAGCTATCGGCACCGGCGGAAAGGTGTTTGATAACGTAACGATCCGGGCGATCACGGATGAAGAGATCGGTAAATTTGACCGAATCAGGCAAGGCCTGGACTTCGGCTTTGCTGCTGATCCACTGGCATTTGTCAGGATGCACTATAACCGGAAACGACGGAAACTGTATATCTTCGCGGAATTGTATGGCATAAATATCAAAACAAGGACTGCTTGCAATGAAATCAAAAAACTGAATCCGGAAAACACAATCATCACAGCAGACTCTGAAGAGCCGAGGTCAATTGACTCCTTTAATGATTATGGTCTTCGGGTTCTTCCAGCGAAGAAGGGCCCGGGAAGCGTAGATTATGGAATGCGTTTTTTGGCAGAGGATATCGATGAAATTATCATAGATCCGGTTCGATGCCCGAATGCCGCCAGAGAATTTAACAGTTATGAACTGGAAAGAGACAGAAACGGAAATTTCAAAGGCGGCTATCCTGACAAAAACAATCATTGCATCGATTCGGTGCGCTACGGTCTGGAGTCGGATATGACGCGTCGCAAGGCACGGATCAGGAACAAGGCGAAAACAATTGGAGCTTAAAAACGATGTATAAATTCACCTATCCTGCGGAGTTGTGGGATGAGAGACAACTTAATAAGACTTTGGTCCGACGCCTGATTGACAAACATTATTCTATTCAGGGACCAAAGAAAAGGAATTATCAGTACTATCTTGGAAAACATGCGATCATGGAGCGTAAGAGAAAAGACGACGCTCCAAACAACCAGATTGTTTGCAATCATGCGAAGGACATCACAGATACCGCGTCCGGTTATTTTATGGGGTCACCGATTACATATGCAGGTGCTGTTGATCAGGACATTGATCCTCTGCTGACATCTTTTGATAAAGGGGATGTGGACGATGTAGATGCCGACAATGCGATCGATCTGTCTATTTTCGGACTTACTTATGAGTATGTATACGCAGACAGGGACGGAAATCCGGTATCAAAAGCCCTGAGCCCGTTGAACACCTTCATGGTGTACGATGATTCCATTGAAGAAAACGAGCTGTTCGGAGTTTACTATTGGGCGAAGAAGAATGACGCGGATGATCGCGTCTTTTTTGTTGCTACAGTAGTTACAGAAAATCTGAAGTATAACTTTTATCTGGAATCAAAGCCAGAATACAAGGATGCCGGCGTCGAAAAAGACGATCCTTACATTTACGCTGATGAAATCCCGCAGAATCATTATTTCGGAGCGATCCCTATTATCGAGTATCTGAACAACAAGGAAGCAATCGGCGACTTTGAAATGCAGATCCCTCTGATTGATGCATATAACAACCTGATGTCTGACAGGGTTAATGACAAGGATCAGTTCATTGATTCCATTCTTGCACTGTATGGGGCGATCCTGGGCGACACGACAGAGGAGACGAAGGAAGCGCTGGAAACTCTAAAGAAAGAGAAGCTTCTGGAACTGCCGATCGACGCAAAGGCGGAATATCTGACGCGCCAGATGGACGAGAGTGGTGCGGAAACGCTGAGAAAAGCGCTGAAAGAAGATATCTACACTTTTTCTCACGTTCCAAACCTGACGGATGAGAACTTTGCCGGTCAGGCATCTGGAGTCGCCTTGGAATACAAGCTGCTAGGCCTTGAAATGCTGACTAAAACAAAAGAGCGGCATTATCGGCAGGGATTAAAGAAGAGAATCCGGCTGTATTGTAATTTCCTTGGGCTGAAGCAGATCGCGATCGATGCCGACTCTATTGTTCCGACGTTCTCCAGGGCGCTTCCGAAAAACCTGCAGGAACTTGCAGGGATTGTGTCGATGCTGCAGAATCGTGTATCTGAAAAAACACTGCTGAATTTACTGCCGTTTGTAGAAGACCCAGATGGAGAAATCGAAGCTGTGGAAGAACAGAAAGAAGCGGCTGTTCAGATGCAGAGGGAAGCTTTTGATATTCGTCCGAATACGCCGCCTGAGATTGATGAGGGCGACGATTCGGACGAAGACGAGGAAACGGACAGCAACAACAAAAAAGATCCTGAGAATCGAAATCAGAGCGTCAGGAAGTGATCTGATTGGCCGGGAATGCATACTGGAAAAATCGTCAGGCCCGCCTGATGTATGGCCGAATGGATGATGCAGAGGTTTCTGCACGCACCGTGTCCAGGATTTACGCGAAAGCATCTGCCGATATCAATCAGCGAATGAGGGAAATCTTCCAGAAATATCAGGATAAGTGGAATTTGTCCGAAGAGGATGCACGCATGTTGATCGGCAGAATGCCGGACTACAGTCTTCAGTCTATTCGAAGCGCGATCCACGGGATGCCGGACAGTCCCATGAAGCAGATGATGCTGCTTGATCTTGAAACTCCTGCCTATCAGGCCCGCATTCGCAGATTGCAGGAACTGCAGGACCAGATCGATCACATGATGACAGATGTGTATGAACTGGATAAAAAAGCGCAGACGGATCATTACGTAAACACCGGGGCCGACTCGTATTACCGAGGGATATATGATGTTCAGAGACAGATTGGATTTCAGTTTGCTTTTAGTCACATTGACCAGAAGGCCTTTGACCGCTTGCTGAAATCGAAATGGTCTGGAAAGAATTACTCTGACAGGATATGGGATAACACGAGACAGGTTGCTCAGTCGGTGAAGGATGAGCTTCTGCTTGAGCTGATGACTGGAAAAAAGTTGGACGACTGTGCAGAGGCTATTCAGAATAGATTCCAGGTCGGGGCTTTTGAGTCGCGCAGGCTGATTCGGACGGAGTCAAACTTTGTTTCCGGTCAGATGCAGCAGCAGGCCTATAAGGAATGCGGATCTGATTATTATGAGTACGTTGCGACACTGGACAGCAAAACAGACGAGGAGTGCGGAAGACTGGACGGGAAACGGTTCAGTGTTAAAGATGCGAAACCGGGCGTCAACATGAATCCGATGCATCCGTTCTGCAGATGTACGACAATCATTGCGCTGGACGATGATATCAAATCAGGCCTTGAGCGCCGGGCTCGTGATCCGAAGACCGGGAAAAACATCAAGGTGCCGGCATCCAAAAATTATATGGATTGGGCGAAAGAAAACGGTCTGCAAACACTTAGCAAAAAGGTAGTACAGCCTCCACAGAAAAAGAACAAAAACAATAGTGCGGCTCCAGCTGCCGCCGCCGTTCTGTCGTCAGTCAGAAGGATCGCAAAAACAATAGCGGAAGCGCGTGACATTTTGACCAAAGACGTAGGATTTGGTAAAATTGATAGTAGTTTTCAGGATGTCGATGACGATCTTGCAATAGCTGCCGCGAACCAGCTTTCAAAGCTGGAAGAAAGGTTTAACGCGATTCATAAATCTGAAGGGATGATATTTGCGAAAAACCAAGGAAGGGCAACGGCCTTTGTCCAGGCGTCAATCATAAATCCCGTTGAACAGGATCTGTCCCTCTGCCCAAGCAGTTTCCGGTCGAAAAGAGGACTTATCGGCAACACACGCAGCATGGTCAAAAAGAGATGGTTCATGCCATGTGCAGAGACGGATGAAGAAATCCAGATTTATGCTGTTACGCACGAATACGGGCATATGATACACAACATTCTGATCCGCGACGAAATGAAAGCTGCCGGGTGGAAAGAAAACGATCCTGGTGCTTTTCTCAATCCCGCAAGGTATTCAAGTACCGGATATTACAAATGGTATTCTGACATAAGAAAGAAATCACTCCGTAAGTTCCAGAAAGAAATCGTCAAAATAGCGAAGAGCATGGACCCTGACTTCGATCTGTCGGACAACTTATCGAAGTATGGAGCGTCAAATCATGCGGAATTCTTCGCAGAGGCTTTTGCTAACTCGCAGTTAAGCAAGCCGAATACGCTTGGGAATGCGATGAACGAATGGCTGAAAGGGAGGGGGCTGTGAAATGATCATAGACAAACAACCATACTTCATGGAAAACCCTGACTGGTATCGGTTTGATGAAGATGAGTTCAGGTATGTTCTGACTGATAAAGCTACGGAAAAAGCGAAAAAGTCATATGACGAGTATTATGCGATCCTCGAATCGACAGGATTGAGAGAACCGTAAGGATTGCACGATGCTGAAATGCGCCGAAAGGCGCTTTTTTTGTACAGAAATAGGGAGGAAAGAATGAAGCTCAAAGTAACAAAAGACTACGTGGATAAACACACAAAGATTATGCGAAAGGTCGGGATGACGCTACGAAATGTGCCGGATCAGCGGGCACAGGAACTGATCACTGCCGGCGTAGCAGAAATGATTTTAGAGAACGAATCAGCGGAAGGGAAAGGAGAAATAAAATGAACTTCGGGGAAGCGTTAGAGTGCTTGAAAAATGGATTGTCTGTCAGGCGTTCGCATTGGGCTGGATACTGGGAAAAAGATGGCGATACCGTAAAAATGCACTGTAGAGACGGTCGTGTGCTTGATATCCGTGAAACTGAGGATGTCTTTTATACTCTGCAAAATATAGCATCCGAAGATTGGGAAGTCTGTGATCTGGATTCTGACATTGACATTCCTGAATTTTTAACAATGCGTTTCGGAGAAGCGTTACGGCAGGCGAAATCTGGAAAACAGATCGCCCGCAAAGGCTGGAACGGAAAAGGAATGGCCGTCGCTTATCAACCGGGATATCCGGACGGGGTTCCGTGCAATAAGAATACGGCTGATGCCTGGAACATTCCAGAAGGCTCGTTATTTAGATGTCAGCCGTATTTGCAGATGAGGTGCGTTGATGGGACTTATCAGATGTGGTTGGCGTCTCAGTCGGATATTCTTGCGGAAGACTGGTACATTGTTTAGGAGGTTTACGATCATGGAAGCGAAAATAAAACTCAGCCCGCCGTGGATGACTTTTTACCGTGAGATGGAAGCACTGTTCGGGGGAGATCCGGAGATCGAGGTCAAATACGATGAAGGTGTGGATGCCGTCAAATTATACGTAGACAACACGGAGAAGGCAGAGGCTTTGTCAAAAATACTCCCGAGAAAAAAGGAGTTCGGAAACGTAACAGTTGCGATCGAAGTCATTCCTTCGAATGAAACGGAAATGGATGTTGCAGGTCTCTTCAGGCAGGCATTTGACGGGAATCCTGCTCTATCATACATTGCAACCATAAGGGGACCTTTTGCGAATCCGTTGGATTATGTTGTTTTCCAGAACAAGGTTGTACAGTTTTTCAACGATGACATCGGAGATATCAACGGGCTGAAATCCACACTGTATCAGGAGATTGCAAGGGACGTGTTCGAAGGTGTTTCTGGAATCTTTTTCTGTACCGATACAGAGGAAAACCCGGGGAAGCCTTTGGAGGAGCTTTCATGATTGCATATATTCTTTTGTTATTGATCGGCGTAAAAATCAAAGCAGATGCGCTATTCTGGATCCTTTGGGGTCTGGGAGCGTTCTGGCATTTTTTATACTGGGCCGCAAAAGAAATCAAGAATAATTAATCACAGCGCCTTCTGGCGCTTTTTTGTGTCCTTAGTTCAACTGGAAGAACGGCAGACTCCAAATCTGTAAAATGGGGGTTCGAATCCTTCAGGGCGCGCCACGGCACCGGACAGGTGCATTTTTTTATTTCCGGGAACCCGGCGGGCATGAACACCGGGGGCAGAAGAAAGAAGAGGTAACGAATATGGCAGACGAAGTAAGAGAAACGATGGAAACGCTGGAACAGAATCCGGAACCGAAGGACACCGGCGGGGCAGACGACAACGCCGGCGGACAGGGGCAGGAAACGAAGCCAATGACGTTTGATGAGTTTCTGAAAAGCAATAAGGAGTATCAGGCAGAATTCGATCGCAGGCTGAACAAAGCCACGAACACTGCTGTAAGTAATGCGCAGGAACGCTGGCAGATGATCACAGACGAGAAAGTCAGTGAGGCTGAAAAACTGGCAAAGATGACCAAAGACGAGCGCGATAAATACAACATGCAGAAGCGCATCAAGGATTTGGAGGCTCGTGAAAGAGAGATCACAAAGAAGGAACTTCAGGCCACTGCTAAAAACGCTCTGGCAGAAAAAGAACTCCCTCTCCAGCTGGCAGAATTGCTTGATTATACGGACGCGAAATCCTGCAATGCGTCTATTGATGCTCTTGAGAAGGCTTTTAGGTCTGCTGTAGCGGACGCGGTTGATGAACGTCTGAAAGGCGTTGAAGTTATGAAGAAAGCGCCAGAAGACAAAATCGACGAAGAGACGGCCATGCGCACCGAAATAGAAAAAGCGGTGTATGGTGGTCTGTATTAATAAATTGGAGGTAAACAATGCCGATTAATACACTTGCATACGCACAAATTTTACAGTCTACACTTGATAAGGCTGCAGTTAGAGAACTCTGCACGGGCTGGATGGATGTAAACTCCGATCAGGTAAAATATAACGGCGGAAGTGAAGTCAAAATTCCAAAGATGTCTGTTCAGGGCCTCGGAGACTATGACAGAGACGAAGGTTACGCGCAGGGTGCTGTGTCTCTGGCTTGGGAAACCAAAACCATGACGCAGGACAGAGGAAGAAAGTTCCAGCTTGATGCCATGGACGTTGATGAAACGAATTTTGTGGCAACTGCTGCTTCTGTAATGGGGGAATTTCAGAGAACCTTCGTAGTCCCTGAAATCGACGCTTATCGTATTTCCAAGATCGCTTCCATTGCGATTACTGCTAACGTCACCGGTATGGTAAAGACTAGCCAGACGATCGCTGCAAACCCGTCTACGCTTGCGACTCTCAGGGCGATTAAGGAAGGTATCGCGAAGATCAGAGCAGCAGGTTACAACGGCCAGCTGGTCATTCACGCCACTGACGAAGTTCTCACTGAGCTGGAAATCGAACTCGCAGGCAGACTGCAGAATACGACATGGTCCCAGGGTGGGATCCAGACGCAGGTACCAGCTGTGGATGGTGTTCCTATCATCCCTACTCCGGCAAACAGAATGGTCACTGCAATTACGCTGTATGACGGCAAAACCGAAGGTACCGAAGCCACTCAGAGCGCGGAGGCCACTCCGGATCAGACTCCTGGCGGCTTCGTGAAAGGCTCTTCCGCGAAGGACATCAACTTCATTATCCTTCCGAGAACCACGCCGATCGCAGTTACCAAACAGGACCTGATGAGGATTTTCGATCCACAGACTAACCAGAAGGCAAACGCCTGGGCAATGGACTACAGAAGATATCATGATCTTTGGATTCTGGACAATAAGATCGCTTCTGTTTATGTGAATGCCGGCGCATGATGATCCGTATCACTGACGGTCCTACAGAACGGATTGTAAGCAGAGAGGATCTCCGGAAGTGGGAAACACTCGGATATAAACCGATTGACCCGCTTCCGGATCTTTCTGAGGCGGCCACTGCGCCGGATCCAGAACCGGCGTCAGAACAAGACACAGAAGCAGGGCCCGAGAAAAATGCGAAAATACAGATTCCTGAAGATCTTGCGAGTATGAACTTGAAGGATCTGCGGGTACTGGCCAAGAAGATCGGCATTCAGGGATTCCAGAACATGGATAAGATCACGCTGATTGCTGTTATACAGGCTCATTAGGAGGTACGCCCATGACGGATCTGGAAATCTTACAGACGCTGACCGGAGAATCGAATGGAGGGCTCCTGACTGTACTACTGCAGGAAGCTCAGGAAAGGATTCTGTCAGAAACGCGCCGGACAGTAATGATTGACGCGTTACGTCCTGCTGTCCGGTCATGGGCACTCACGGCCTATAATCGGCTTGGGATGGAAGGGGAGGTTTCTCGATCAGAAGCTGGGATTACCTCCTCTTTTGCTGAAATTCCGAAGGATATTCAGGACGCGATCGTGAACTACCGGCTGGCCAGAGCCGGAGGAAAGGCCCACGAAGCGGAAGAGACGGGTGATTCTGATGAGAATGCGTCGCAACCTTAAAAAAGAGTATGCACTGAAGCACCGGATAATCGGACGGGATACAGAAGGCGGATCTGTCGTATCCTGGGGCGAACCGATCACGATTCAGGCGACGATATGGCAGGCATCCGGACGGATCCAAGCGGAGATGTACGGAGAACGACTTGCATACATGCGGAACATGGAATATGAAGGCACAGAAACTATCCACGAGACGGACGGGATCTGTGTTTTTGTATCTGCAGATCAGAAGCCGGATTATCAGGTGGTATCTGTCAACGCGGATCACAAGCCGGTCATTTATCTTTTGGAGGCGATCCAATGAGCGCTTTTATCTCTGGCGATAAAGAGTTACTGCGTAAAGTCAGCCAGTTAGAACAAATTCAGCTCGACCTCATTATGAAAAAGCAGGCAGAGGTTGTTAGGGCTGCTGCTGTTTTTCTCGTGCTTGTAGAGACAGGAGAACTTCGAAGCAGTATACATACTGATGTCGAGCATAAGAACGGCGGGACGCAAGGTGTTGTCTACACGAATAAAGAATATGGGCCTTACGTAGAGTTTGGAACTGGTCCTGTCGGGCAGGAGAACCACTTTGGAATATCACCTGATGTAAACGTGGCCTATCGCCAGACGGGCTGGGTTTACCACAAAGACGGAAAATTCTTCAAAACTGAAGGACAGCCCGCACAACCGTTTATGTATCCTGCCCTGAAGCACAATGAAGAAAACATCGTGCGTGGATTCAGGGAGGACGTAGACAAAGAAATACAGAAAGTGACTAGAAGATGATCAACGTAAAAGAACAGGTCTATCAGGCTATTTGTAACATTTCAGGCAATGTGTCTGACGGATATCCGAAGGATTGGGCAACGCTGCCGGCGATTCAGTACATGGAAGAGGAAAACAATGTAAATGACTGGGTGTCGGATGCAGAAGGAAACTTCATTGAGGCGTCGTCCTATCTGCGGTATCGGGTAGATATCTGGAATAATCAGAGCACGTCGACTGCAGCTCTGGCCGTAGATGAGGCTATTGCCCCTCTTGGGCTGCGCAGAACATCCTGCATGGATGTAGACGATCCTTCAGGACTCAAACACAAGGTGATGAGATACGAAGGGATCCTTAATATCGAGGATCAGAAGGTGTATCAGAGAAATCTTTAAAGGAGTGATAGAAACATGTTAGCGAATGGAATTACGCTGAGTTATAAAGTGAAATCTGCAGCCGGGACAACGTATACACAGATTCCTGGAGTTAAAGAAGTTCCAGAACTCGGCAATGTCAAAGAAAAAGTTGAGAATACTGCATTAACGGATTCGACAAAGCAGTATGAATATGGAATCGGAGATCCGGGCGATCTGGAATTCACGTGCCGTTATATGAATGCTGATGAAAAGACTGCCTATCGCACAATGCGCGGTTACGCGGAAAACAATACCGTTCTGTCTTTCAGAGAACAGTTCCCCGATGGAACGGTTTTTGCATTTGACGCACAGGTTGATGTCAGAATGGGCGGTGGCGGCGTAAACGGCGTAGTTGATTGGACGCTGTCTGTTGCCCTGCAGAGTGCTATTTCCGTAACAGATCCTGTATAAGGGGGAGAGTAAAGTATGAGCGAAGTTGTTAATATCAAGCGCCCTTATGCAGTGTGGACGATCGGGGATGAAGAGTACAAGCTGAAGCTGACTACATCCTCGATTGTCGATCTCGAAACGAAATATAAGTGCAATTTATTAGAACTGATTAATGTGAACACCTCAACGGGTGTTCCGGCCTTGTCTGTCATGCTCGATGTGACACACGCCGCCCTGCAGAAGTATCACCATGGAAAAAAGAAAGCGGACGTGTATGACATGTTCGATGAGTACGAAGATAATGGTGGATCTCAGCTGCAGTTTTTCATGAGTGTATTCCTGGAACTTTATACGGTTTCAGGTTTTTTTTCGAGCAAAATGGCAGACCAGATACGCGACGAGTTGTCGAACGCACAGAAGGATCTGTAACGACTATATCGGAAATGTTGTCCGGGTTATATACGCAGTTTTTAGACGCGGGATATAATCCGGATTTTTTTTGGGAGCTGTCCATTGGCGAGGTTATGGACCTGCTGGATTCCTACATTCGGTCGTTGGAACGCAAACGAGATATACGGGAGGCGATCAGCAAAGACCTGATTGTGATCTTGAGGAATCACGCACATCAGATTGTCGACATGATCAGCGCAAGTACATCGGAAAATGGTAAGCCTTTATCTTTGCACGACTATTATCCGGACCTGTTTGACGATCCGGATGCTTTAACAAAGACAGAGGCTGAAGTCGCGATGTATCGGGCGTCTATGGAGAATTACGCACTGTTACACAATCGGAAATTTAACGCCGAAGGGGGTGAGGACAATGGCGGATCAAACACTGGCGAGGCTGAAGGTACTGATTGATGCAAACATGAAACCTTATAGAGAAGGAATGCAGAAAGTCAGTAATATTACAAAATCAACGACAGATACCATCAACTCACACATGGGGCGTATCAAAGGGGTAATAGCAGGAGCCTTATCTGTTACGGCGATTGTGGCATTCAGTAAATCCTGCATAGAACTTGGGTCTGATCTGGCGGAAGTTCAAAACGTCGTAGATGTTACTTTCGGCAGTATGTCAGACAAGGTCGATCAATTTGCGAAGAATGCGTTGACAGCTTACGGCCTGTCTGAGACCTCTGCAAAACAGTTCACATCGACAATGGGGGCAATGCTCAAATCGATGGGGCTGAGTACACAGCAGGCCTTCGACATGGGGACCTCACTGACGGCATTGTCTGCGGACATGGCGTCGTTTTATAACCTCGACGCAAAGACAGCTTTTGAAAAGATCCGATCGGGCATTTCCGGGGAAACGGAGCCGCTGAAGCAACTTGGTATCAATATGTCTGTTGCGAACTTGGAGGCTTTTGCGCTGGCAAAGGGGATTGATAAATCCTATGATTCCATGACCCAGCAGGAACAGGCTCTGCTCAGATACAATTATCTGCTTTCTGTAACGGCGGATGCACAGGGGGACTTCTCCAGAACATCTGATGGATGGGCGAACCAGACAAGAATACTAACTGAACGGTTTAATGCACTTCGTGCGTCTATCGGGCAAGGTCTGATCTATGCATTAACTCCGGTAATTCGAATCCTTAATCAACTGCTTGAACGACTACTGACTGTTGCGGATGCATTTTCTAATTTCATGGCCAAAATCACAGGGAACCAGACCAGAACTGAAACGTCGGTCGGGTCCATGAGTGATTATGCGGATGCAGCTTCAGACGCAAGTACTGCGACAGAGGAAATCGGGGACGCGGCAGAGGATTCAGCGGACAGGACAAAGAAAGCAATGCGGACGATTATGGGGTTTGACGAACTCCATAAATTGCCCGACAAAAATACCGATAAAGACAAAGATAAAGATGAATCAGATGGTGGTCTTGCCGGACTGACGGCAGCTCCTTTAACAAGCAGCCTGGTTGATGCTGCAACTGAAGGAGGCAAGCTGCATCCAGTGCTGCAGAAGCTTTTGGATATGCTGAAAGGGGCGAAAGAACGCCTGAAGGAATTATCAGATATCTGGAAAGAAGGCTTTAAAGACGGACTTGGGATAGAATCTCTGGAGGATCTGAAGAAGCGTCTACAGCCGATAAAAGACGATATCCGAAGCATTGGAAGAACACTAAAGGAAATCTTTCAGGATCCGGATGTTGTGGCGGCTGCGAAGCACATGACGGATCAGCTTGCTTATACTCTTGGGCAGATTGCAGGAGCAGTTGTTTCGATCGGGATCACGATCGCTGAGAACCTGATTGGTGGATTCGAGAAGTTCATCACCAAAAATAAAGATCGAATTAAAACATACCTGATCGATATGTTCGACATTGGCAGCGAGATATTAAAGATCGTTGGCGACACGGCCGCCGCCATCGCTAATATTTTTTCTGCCTTTGGTGGGGAAAACGGACAGCGAGTCACGGGAGACATCATAAGCATTTTCGCAAACGCGTTTATGGGGGCTCAGAGGCTTGCAGCGCGATTTATCAGGGATGTTCTCGATGTGATCACTCGACCGATACGCGACAATCAGGAACAGATCAGAACGGT